CCGCCCGTGGTCGCATGACGCCGGGACGGCGCGGCGGGCGCACCGGACCGCCGCGCGCATAGTATTCTTCACCGTATCCGCCACCGTAGGTATCCTCGCCGCTGGCGTACTGACTGTAGTCGTCGTACCCGCCACCGTAGTCATCGTACCCGCCACCGTAGCTGTAGTCGTCGTATCCGCCACCGTAGGTATCGTCACCGCTGGCGTACTGACTGTAGTCGTCGTACCCGCCGCCGTAATTGTAGTCGTCGTACCCGCCACCGTAATCGTCACCGTAACCGTAGTCGTCGTACCCGCCGCCGTAATCGTAGTCGCTGAAGTCGTAATCGGAGCCATCGTAACCGTAGTCGCTGGCGCCGTAGCCGCCCATGCCATCGTCGTCGTAGTTGTAATAGTCGTTGAAATCCTGCCCGCCGCTTGGATCGTAGATCCCCTGCTGGTTGCCGTACTGGTCGATATCGTTGTAGCCGGCCAGCGTACCCAGATCTTCTACCCAAGGATTTTCCGGCTCCTCACCGCGCCGGTCCTCGATGTTCTCCGCCATCGGCACCCGGTCCCATGGATTGCCCGAAACGTTCGAGAGCTGGTCCTGAAACGACCGCAGCGGCGAAACCGACGGCTCGGTCTGGGTCGGTGTCATCGGCCCGATATCGACTTGTGCCGGCGTGCCGGAGGGACTGCCCTGCTGCTGCAGCCACGGGACGACACCCGGGTCGACATTGAACCCTTGCCCCTGACCATAACCCGGCGGCAGGGTCCAGTTCGCCGGTGCCTCCGGGGCGTTGTCGAACGTCAGCGGTTCACCTTCCGGGGTCTGACCGAGGCCCGGCGACCACTGCGGCATCAAGTTGCCTTCGGAGTCGAAATACGGGACCGGACCTTGGAAGCCTAAATCTTCCGGGGCGCCGGTCCCGTCATCTTCCTCGTCGCTGTCGGATAATGGGGCGGGCGGTACGTCCGCGATCCCCATGCCGCGCTCGGGAGCCTCGCCGCCACTGCCCTTTGGCTGTGCGTCGGTCTGGGCTGGGCCTGTTGCTGGCCGCCGCCACCGCCACCCTTGCTGCCGCCACCGCCGCCCTTGCCGCCGCCCTGCGGGGCCGGCGACTGCGAGGACGCGGTCGACTGCGCCTCCTGCCCGGTTGGCGGAACCTTGTTGGCCGCGTTGGCGGCGTCGTAATAGGCCGGCGGCACCTTCTGCAGCGTGGCCCCGGTGTTGAGCATGCCGAGGATCGCGTTCTCGGCGCCGGTCAGGCCGGCGTAGGCAGACTGCACCGCGCCCATCGCCTGCCCGGGGAGCTGCTGGCCCCAGCCGATGTACTTCTCCAGCATGCCCCGGCCGGTCTCGGCGGTGCGCTCGGCCGCCATCGTGCCGGCGCCGGCACGCGCCGCGGCGTCCGCCGTGCGGTTCGACATCAGCAGGCTCTGATAGCGCCCGGAGTTCGGGTTGACGTCGAAGCCCTGCAGCTTGCGCTCAAGCTCGTTGATCGCAGCCGTGTTCGACTGCGCCTGCGTGCTCATGGCCTTGCCGGCCTCGTAGCGCTGGCGCTCCTCCGAGGCGTAGCTGCCCGCCTCGCGGAAATACTGCTCCATCGCGGGAGCGACGCGGTCCTTGTACTGGCTCAGCAGGGTATCGGCGAGGCCCTTGCCGTAACCGGACATCTGCAGGAAGTTCTGGACGGTCTGGTCGGTGACCCCCATCCCCTTGGCGTACTGGTCCTGCGCCCACTGGAAGACCTTGTCCCCCAGCATCGACAGGTACTGCGCCTGCAGCAGGCCCCAGTCGGTCTGCGGCGAGGTGACCGAGACCGGGTGCGAGGTGCTCTGGCTTTCCGAGCTGGCCCCGCCGCCGCCACCGGTGGACAGCGTGTAGGTGCCGCTGGACTGGGGTGGGCTGTCAAAGAAATCGTCGGCCATGGCTGTCCGTTCTCCCGCGAGGGAGCCGGCAGCATGCCCGCAATACGGTTAAGTAAGCGTTACCGGGGCGGCAACGCGGGATCAGGCGGCCTTGGCCTCGATCTTCCGCTTCTGCTTCTTGGCCTTGCTCTTCGGCTTGGCCTTGCTCTTCGACTTGCTTTTGGACTTCATCTTCTTCTCCTCTGCCAAGAAACGTGATGAGATATGCTATTTGGTGAAAACCAACTTCCACGCTGCCACGAACGGTGCACGTTGATCTGGTGCGGACTATGCTTGACCGGTTACCGTTGAAAAACCCGTTCGAGATCGTACTTCGCGCGTGATGCTGCCACCCCCCACCACTTCGCGTACGTTCTTGACGGCCCGCTGCTGCCGATTGGCACGACATTGTACTGGCTGACCGAAGAAACGATAGTTGATGGCGCCGAACTCGCTATCGTCACTAACCCCAGCACCCGAGAAGGATCCGAGAGTGTTTGGCATCAACCTGAAAGCTTAGGCTGCTCCCCGTTATTGGACTATGATACGTGAACCAAATTGAACGGCCGTGGTTTGGCGATTTTGTGGCAACGACAATTCCACGGAGCATCGTGGATTGGTCGCAAACCCTGTGAGTTGCCGAGATGTCAGGTTCTCCAGCGATGACCAGTCCGGGACTGGCTCCGAACACCCGCAAATTACGCATCTCCCAAGTACACGAAACAGTACCGGCGACGAAGGGCACCGCATTAGTGGTGAACCCGCCAGTGACTGGCATGGGGCAGACGATGTCGCTGCCTATACCTTGTGAAAGCGGCCACCAATCAAAAACCCACATCTTCGCCAAGCCCTCTAGCGGCTTGGTGCGCCAATGCACATCGACAATCCTGGTAAGAAAATCCTCGTGAACCGGCTGGTACACCATGCACTGCCCTAGCCACCTGAAATCGTAGCGTCCGGATTACCCTGACCGTTGGCATCGCCGGTCTTGGTATCCTTCCACACCCATGTGGCGCCCGACCTTGTCGAGCATGACCAGCGACACGACCCGGTCATCGATGATCCACTGCTCCTTGTCCTTCGGGTTCTCCACCTTGATCTTCTTGCGCACGATGCCTTCTCAACAAAATTTATCCGCTTGATCCGGTCGTCCATCGCCTTGGGGATCTGGTTTTCTGCTCGGTGCAATGCGAAAGCTCGTTGTCGGCATGCCGAGATCTGCGCCAGACGCCGGTTGAACTCCGCGTCCTGCACCTGCGGCGAGAAATTGTAGTTGAACGCGCTGATCACGTCCTGCAGCGTGGCGTTCGGCGGCAATATGCGAAAGCCCTTCGGCGCGGTCGGGTCCGCTGCCGGCGACGTGACGGTGACGTTGCAGACCGGTGCTGTTGCCGCCACGGTAACCTCCTCTAGAGCTGCGCCAGATCCTTGACGCTGGTCGCGATCTGCACGTCGCTGATCTGGATGCGCCCGGTGATCTCGAACTGCCAGTTATCGGCCTTGAAACCGTCGATGATGCGCAGCACCTCGCCGGACCGGCGGATCTCGCGGCAATCGATCAGACGGTACGAGCCGTCGTCGTCGAGGTCCACAGTAGGTCTTGATGAACCCCAACGGTCCGCCGGGAGCGTGTCCCACAGCGGGCTGTCGGCGTCTTCCTCCAGCCGCTCCGCGTTCAGTGCCGGCGTGTTCGGCGGCACCGTGAAGTAGACCTTCATCGCCGCGTAGTTGCGCTTGGCGTTCTGCTGGTAGTCGCGCGAACGCCAGACGTAGGTCTTCAGCGTGGGCGCCGGATCGGTGAAGTCGAAGTAGTACACCCCGCCATTCGCCACGACGATCCCGATGCCGGTCCACGGATCGGTCAGCACGTTCTGCACGTCGATGCCATCGAGTGGGCTGTCGAGAAGCTGCAGGCCGAGCCGGTGCCCGCCGGGCACCGGCCAGATCGAGAAGCCGGTATTGTCCTGCGCCAAGCTCGATGGTGAAGCCCTGCTGTGCCACGCTGTGGTCGAGCCCGTCCGGCGAGACCGAGCCCATGCAGTAGTAGCCCGACGCCAAGAGGATTCGCGCGGTGTGCTTCTGCGGCACGAGCTGCTGCCAGTTCTGCCGCGTTATCCAGCGGTCGCTGCTGTTCTCGACCACCCCGTTGCCGTTGACCTGTATCAGCCCGACCGGGCTCATGTAGGTCACCACCCGGTCGCCACCGAGAATGCTGGCGCGCGAGATGCAGGGGAAGCTCGTCGAGCACTTCACTTGGTTCATCTGCGACGGCGCCATGCCGCTGACCACGTAGGGCGCGGCCGCGGTGCACACCACCAGCGAAGACCCGGTCATGCCCATGCCGACAATCGGGAAATCCGTGGTCAGCACGTAGCCGGGCGGCCATGCATGCGGGCGGTAGGGCTCGCAGAACCAGATCTCGTTGCCGGTGAAGCCGGCCACCATGCCGTTCTGCATCACCGTCATGCCGAGCAGATTGGCCGGCGGCGGGAACCAGTTGGTGCTGGCAAGCTGGTCGTTCAGCGCCACCGTGCTGTTCGGAATATCGTCGGTGAAGCCTTCGGTGCCGATGGGAAACTCCTCCACGAAGAAGAACACCGTGGCCCCGCCCTCGCCCGGCACAGTGCGATAGAGGTTCACTTTCTTGATGTTGCGGTGGCCGCCGAGGTCGTTGGCGTTCGGCTGCCACAGGGTCACGTTCCATATGCCGTTCGACCATCCGGTCAGCAGGACCGGCGGCGACGGTGGGCTCTCCTCGCCGTACTCGGTCACCCATGTGTAGACATAGGCCCGGCTCTCCAGCACGTCCGAGGTGATCAGGTCGCCCCACATGTTCAAGGCCGATGCTGGCGCTGGACAGACCAACAGCGTTGGCGGGCGGGCCGTTGGTGAACGTGGTGTGGAACGCGACGTGCACGCCCTGCCCGGCGGCAACGTCAGCCGGGCCGCCCGCAACCCCGACACTGGAGTCGAACATGATGCCGATCCAGTAGGGCGTGTCGGCGTTCAGATTGGTCGGGTTGACGAAGGAGCTGACATTGGCGACGTCGGTGACCACGCCAGCCGTGATGTTGCCGGTATTGAGCAGCGTGCCGGGCTCGCCATTGATGTCGTCGTAGAGCACCGCCGCAAAGTAGCTCTCGGGCCAGCCGCCTTCGGGGTCGTCCGGCAGGGTGTTGAACTTCACGTCCTGCAGCACCGTCGCGCCGGTCGGAAAGATGCGCGTCAGATAGATGAAATTGCCGAACACGTCGTTGCGCACGCCGGTGCTGGTCAAGTTGCCCAGCCGCAGGCGTTGCCACCCCCGATAACCGACGCGGTCGGCGCGCAGCCGGGCGGCGGGACGCCCAGCAGCCATGCCGGCAAGCCGGCCTCGATGCGGTCGCGCGTATTGTACTGCGGCATCAGGCTCGGGCTGGCGAAGTAGTAGCGATCATGCTGGTCCTCGACCACCGGCGACTTGATCACGTTGGTGTCGGGGTCCTCGAACTCCAGCCACGAGGCGTTGCCGGTGATGTCGTTGGTGAACGACGGGTTGGTGCCGCCGAGAAACGTGGTCGTCGTGTGAGCGAAATCCACCGTGTCGTACAGCCACTTCAGCCGCTGCGTGCCGGTACTCTCGGCCACCGGCACGCGATTGAACGCCGTGCCGAAATCACTCGCCCCCACCTCCACGAACACGCCAACCAGATCGTTGCCGACGCGCGGGTCGTGCAGCCCGGGAACGGGCTCGGTGCCGGGCAGCACGTAGGCCACCTGCCCGTTGCGCGGCGTCGAGGTGCCGTACTCGATGCCCGCATAGGTGTTCTCGCCACTGTCGGCAGTCAGCGCACGGCTCAGGAACAACGCTGCCGCATAGACCCCGTCACCAATCAACACTTCAAGCGGTCGGCCCACGGCGCCGCCCTCGATGGCGGGCTGCAGCACGTCACGGTAGGTATAGGTGATGTCGCCGACGGTGACCGTGTCACCGTCGAGCGGCAGCCCGATGAACGCCAGATAAGCGCGCGCCTGCGTCTTGCTGACCACCGGGATGCGGTAGACCATGCGGGCGGCTGGATTGGTCAGCGCACGTAGGAGCTTCGGCTTGCGCCAGCCAATCAGCTCGCCGGAAAACAGGTAGCCGTTCTGTGCATAGGCCGCCTGCCCGTTCGGCAGCAGGGCCGACGACCATGCGGGGAGCATGCCCCCGAATTCTTCCAGCCTGAACGCGGGCATGTGGGCACTCCCTACACGTCGGTAGAACTCGCCTTGATGACACCCTGACCCTTCTTCGGGTCGGGGATGTAGTCGTCCGGACGGAACACCGGAGTGGAGCCCTTGTCCGCCCACTTGTCGCGCTTGTGTGCCTCGTGCACCTCGCGCCGGGTGGCTTCCTGCGCCTCGAATTCCGCGACGCGCTGCTGCCCGGCCTCCATCTCGCGCCGGGTCTGCTCCTGCACGGCAGGGGAAGGCGCCGGGGGAACGTAGGCCGGCGGGGGCGGCGGCGTGCGCGCTTCGAGGATCGCCCGCACGAAGTCGAACTCGCGGTCCTGCTCCATCGCGTCAGCGTAGAGTTTTGCCTCCTCCTTGGAACGGGTCGGATCGAATGGCTTCTCTTCGGAAGCGACGGTCGTCGGGCTTGGCACTGGCAAGTTCTCCCCGGTGCCCGGCGGGGGTGGCTGCCGGATCTTCGCCATCGAAACCTCCTTGCATGGTGCCGGTGAAATGCGTGCGCGACGTGCCGATGGCCGCCTGCCGGGCACCCTTGGCAGAACGGTCGGCCCGCCCGAAGGTAACACTCCATGGCGGGTTCTTGGCGCTGTCTTCCATGACGCGCTCAAGCGGGGGAAACGGCATCTTGGTCATGGCGCCACCGACTTGTAGGGGTGCGAGGCGCTCAGGTTCCCGGTCAGCCCCCATTTCCACGCAAGATACCCCTCGACTTTCTGACGGTCGCCGGTGGTCTGCTTGGCGTTGGTAAACAGAACCTCGGAAATCCAACCATCGAGCCCGACCAGAGAGTTGTTTGCCCCGATATGCGGATTACTGCCTGACCACGACACGGTGTTCGTGCCGGTAGAAAACAGCGGGGATGTCCCCCCACCCGAACCTCCGGTGCCGCCGTCGACATACAACGCCCAATCATTGGCTGCGCTGTAGAGAGAAAAAATCCGGTATGAAGTCAGCGCACCCGTCGGTGCCCCGCACGACTTGCGCACAGTCGATCCGAAATCGATGTACAGGTTACCATCACTGAACGGCCAATGATTGTCAGATCCAGACGTACCCCATGACATGTTGCCATTGTTGACAGCCGCGCTGATAACCTTCTGGATCATGTAGGCAGAACCCGCAGATCCCGCGCTCAGTATGGTTCTGGGTGTCGTAAATCGTTGAGCACTGGAAGCCGTGAACCTCAAGGTGTTCAAGCTGTTCAAATCAGCTGCGGCAAGTGTTGGACGGGTAGTACCGGTCTGCGAGAGATCGAACCCGTTACCCGACGAGTCCGACCACGCCCCCTGTGGGTCGCCATTGCTGCCGGTCAGGATGTCCGCCTTGTACCACGCACGCAGTGCACTCCCGAGATCGCCGGGGGTCCACCCTAAAATCTTATACGGCAGGAGGATCTGCGCAGCGACATGGGCCATCAGGTCAGCCCCGTGCCGTTGATGATCCACTCCGTGGACGTGAGCTTGAGCGCGGTCGCGATACCATTGGCCGCCAGCGTACGGTTCCCCGTCGTGCCGGCACCGGCCAGCCGCATCGTGTCCGAGGTTACCGCGATGGTAACAACACCGGCGCCGTTCTGATTGACGAACGTGATCGTGGTGCCAATCGGGTAGGCCACGTTGGCATTGCTGTCGATGGTGAACGTGCGCGCAGTGGTGTCCGACGACGGGTGCAGAATGTGCTTCTCGGCGTCTGCGAGCACCGTCGTGTAGGCCGTGCTCTGCGAGTTCTGCGTGATTGCACTGGTCGTACCGGTCATGCCGGTCGGCCCGGTGCTGCCAGCCGCCCGGTGCTGCCGGTCGGCCCGGTTATCCCGGTGATCGCCGTCGTGGTGATCGGTCCCGAACAGATAGACCTTCAGCCCCTTCGCGGTGCCGTCGCCCACCTGATCGATGTCGATGGACATCTCGGCATCGTTGGCAATGGCGCTGTCGGAGATCACCGGCTGCGCCGCCGCCGTGGTCGAGGTCGTCTCGGTGTTGTCGATGGTGAGCTTGGTCGAGAGAATGCTCGTGCCGCTCTCGTTGATGTCGACCGTGAAGATGCTGCCCGAGGTCTGCGCAGGTCGACAGCGACGCGCGCACTTCGAGCAGCGTCATGCCGAACGGCATGCGGAATTTGACCTTGGCGGTGCCGGCCGTGAGCGCCGTCGTCTCGTCCGAGCACGTGACGATCCACGTCGCGGCATTGCTCGCCGTCGCACCGGTCGGGCCGGTCGCGCCGGTATTCGTCGCCGTGCCAATCGGGCCCGTGTAACCCGTCGGCCCGGTGAGCCCGAGGCCGCCCTGACCACCCTGCAGGCCCTGCGGACCAGTCGGGCCGGTGCGCCCGGTCGCGCCGGTTGGCCCGGTCGCGCCGACAGACGCCGCACTCCCGGCCGGGCCAGTCGGCCCGGTTGCACCGGTGCGGGTGCTGACCCCGGCAGCGCCAGTCGGGCCGGTCACCGTCGAGGCCGTGCCGGTCGGGCCGGTCGGGCCGGTCCGCCCGGTCGCACCGGTATTCGTGGCGCTTCCGGGAGTGCCGGTTGGCCCGGTCACGCCAGTCGGGCCGGTGCGCCCGGTCGGGCCGGTCGGCCCAGCACCGGTCGGTCCGGTACTGCCGGTCACCCCGGTGATCCCTATCGGGCCGGTGCGGCCGGTCGGCCCGGTCGGTCCCTGCAGGCCGGTCGCCCCGGTTACCCCGGGCGGTCCGGTCGCCCCGGTGGCAGAGGCAGCACCGGGCGTACCGCCGGGCCCCTGCTCGCCCACCGGCCCGGTCGCACCCGTCGCGCCCGTCGCGCCGGTGGCAGCGGCAGCCCCGGGAGAGCCGGTCGGCCCGGTGAACCCGGTCGGGCCGGTGACCCCGGTCGACCCGGTTTGACCCTGCGGACCCGTGAACCCGGTCGGACCAGTCAGGCCAGTCGGGCCGATGTCACCGGTCGGACCGGTGAACCCGGTCGGGCCGGTATTGCCGGTGCTGCCGTGCTCCCGTGTCACCGGTCGGGCCGGTTGACCCGGTCGCGACCGTGAACCCGGGCGGGCCGACAGGGCCGGTCGGACCGGTTGACCCGGCACCGATGACCAGCGGATTGGTCGACGGCACGGTGACGATCACCGGGTTGTCGACCTGAAACGCGATGGTGAAATTCCAGCGCTGGCTGTCGTTGGTGAACACGAGCAGAGCCAGCGTGAAGGTCTCACCCAAGGTCGCCGACGTCACCAATAGAGAGACGGCGGTCTGATCGTTCACCAGATCGCACGGGCTCACCACCGTACTGATGTTGCTGGTGACGCTGGCATGCGCCTCGGTGACCAGTATCCCCGGCGCCAGCAGATCGGCGAACGTCACGAGAAAACGCTCGGTGTCGCCGGCAGCCATGTGCTGCGTGCCAAGGAAGCTCGATGTCGAGTTGACCTCGATCTCGATCATGCCGCCGGCCTCACGTCGTAGTGCACGACGTAGTGCAGGGTCTGGCCGTCATTGGTCGTGACGCTGAAATTCACCGTGAACGTGGCAGGCGTGTCCGTGCTCTCGACATACCAGACGGCGGAGCGCCGGTTCGCGGTCAGGCCGACGCCGTTCACCACCGCGTCGTCGTCGATCACGGTTACCGGCACGGTAATTCCGGTCAACAGCACGCCACGGTCGAGAAAGTAATCGAAATTGGCGCAGAACTTCTCGATGTTGCTCGGCGTCATTGCCACGACACCGAGGTCATCGTCCGCGTCCGCAATTTCGAAACATCCGTCCCATGGCTCAGCTGGACCCCATGGCCTGCCAGAAAATATCCGCCGGACCGGTATTCACTCCCACCGAGAAGCCAATGGTCGAGCGACTGACCACGGTCGGATAAGTCCCGGTCGGGCCGCTGTAGCCCAGCGTGATCACCGGCGCGGTCCCGTAGGCAATCGGGAAGCCCAATGGCGCCACCGGGCGCGCCCGCTATCGTGGTGGCTCCCCACGCAAACAGGATATTGTTGAACATCACGTAGCCGGTTGGCCCCGGCGTACCAGTGGCACCGGTGGATTTGACCGGCCCGGTCGGGCCTGTGTTTCCGGTCGGCCCCGGTCGGGACCCGTGTTGCCGGTGACACCGGTCGCCCCGGTCAACGCAAAACCGGCCGTGCCGGTGAACCCGGTCGGGCCTACCGCACCGGTCGGTCCGGTTACGGTCGAGTCGGCACCCTGCGCGCCGGTCTGCCCGCGCATGCCGGTCGGCCCGGTGACTCCCGGTCGGCCACTTGGGCCGGTCGGTCCACTCGGTCCGCCGAACGGCCCGGTGGGACCCCCCACATCAACGACAGGGCCGGCCGAAACTGGGTGCAGGCCGAAGTTTTCTACCGGCATGGCTATCCCTCGGTCACGGCTTCGGCGTACTGGAATTCGCCGTGCATCAACTGCGTTACCACTGCCGTATAGCTGTCCGTCATGAGCAGGTCATAGAGGTACACCCCCGGCACGAGCGCGGCCTGCATGGTGGCGGCGGACACGTTGAAGTAGAGTATCCGCAGGATCGGTGTCGCCACCACGATCTGTGCATGCCGCCGATGTGAACACCAGCACTTCCGGCGACTGCTCGAAAGTTGCCCTTCAGCCCCATGCGGAACGTCTTGTTGTTGAAATCCCAAGACGTATCGCCGCGTCGTCGAACTGCAGCGCATCGGAGAACGTCGTGTTCTTGGCCACGATGAAATCGAATGGGCGCTGGTCGGCGACGCCGTGTGCATCAGATGAACCTCGTCGGGTAGGCGGTGCTCACACCCGCCACGCTGCGACTTGCTCCCCCACCCGCGCGGGAAGGCCCAGTCCTGCGCACCCTTGAGATTGGCGCGCTCGGCCGCGACCTTGGCGATCTGGATGCCGGTACGGAAACGGCGCAGGTGGTAGGCGGAAAGGTTGTTGTTGGTGTAGCTCTTCTGCTGCTGCCCCATCATTTTGCCGAGCAAGCCGTCAAGGATGTGGATACTGTACTTTCCCAGCGTCCAGTCCGGCGCAATCGGTAATGCCTCCTTGGTCACCGGCAGCGTGACACTCTTCACCACGCGCGCGGTGAAGTTCGCCGTGGCATCGCTCTGTGGCACATCGGACAGCTGCACCGTGCCGAATTCCGGCATGAACGCTGCGACGTTCGAGCCGTTGCCATCCCACACGCCGATCAGCCGGATGATCTGCCCGTCCAGACGCGGCGCCAGCAGGTAGTCCTGCGTGCCGGCGACCGGCAGAAAGACGATGTCCTCGCGCCAGCAGCCCGAGTCGTAGAAGAACTCCTTCAGCACGTCGTACAGCTCGGCCTTGATGCCGGCCTCGGACGCACCGGTGAGGTGGGTCTGCGCCTGCGCCCAGAAACTGCTTGACCTCGCGCGGGTCCAACGCCATGGCGGTTATCCTGTCTCAGGAGAGCCCGCGCCGGGCGGGCCGGCACGGCCCTTGCCGCCGCGCGGTCCCGGCGTGCCGCCCTGCATTGGTATCAGACGCTGCCCGGTCAAAAGGTTTTCGAAGTTGTTGAGGAAGACATTGGCGCGGGCGTCCTGCGTGTCCTCCTCGTCGCGCAGCAGCGCGTGCCCGGCGGTGCCGAACTCGATGGCGAGCCGAAACTGCCGTTCAATCGGGATGACCGCGCCGCTGATCTCTTCATACTGGTCCGGCTCGGTCACGCCGTAGCGCTCGATGAACAGGTCGGGACGCAGCCGGCGCGCCTCGTTCAGCGAGATGTTCAGCGCCGCCAGCAGCGACGTGTCGCCGTACCGGTAGGGTCGTATCTTGTCGAGCAGCAGGTTGCGCACCCCGCGTATCATCGACTCCACGGTCATCAAATTTGGGGCGGCACAGCTAGGTACCCCTCATGTAGCGACACACCGCCTCAAGATCGGCAAGGATCGCGTCCGACTTGAGCCGGTTTGCCCGGTGTGAGATCACGAACACATTCCCCTGCACGTAGACCGAGTTCGCAAACCTTGCGATCCAGCGTAGCTGCATTTGTCCTAATTTTTCGTTCACCGGGCGGCGTCCGGCTGTAATCCAATTCGATCCCGAGGATGGGGCAGTGGGTCGGCCACTGCAGCGTCTCCACCGAAATGTCGAACGGCAGGCCGTCGCGCTTTGCCCGATATTTCGCTTGTGCCACCAGTGCACCACGCGGGTTCTTTGCTCGCTGATTTCGCTGATACTCAGCGTATTTGGCGAGATTGGCCTTGCGATACTCCCGCTGTTGTTCGCGGTACGGTGCGTAGTCCCGGTAACGCTGGCGCTCCTTCCCAGCGTGATCGGTGCGTTGGTGGTACTCCCGCATATACGCCTTGCGCTTCTCAGGATCGGTAAGTGGCATTGGGTCCTCCGAGGTGGGTTACCACGACGGTAACACACCTCGGATGTAGACTTTCAACCTTTTATCAATCCAAGTATTCGCAAGTATAGTTAAGTAATCACCCCGCTGGAGTGACCTGCGCTTGGACCAAACTTTTGCCATCAACTACTTGATAGCCGTATACTTGAAGACCTCGCAAGATTTGAGCGAAGGTCAATTCTGATCTTAGCGTCTCGATTTTTCGAAATTTGCGAGGCGAATGTTAGCCCATGCGCATGACCTGCAAATATAGGCCACTCTCCACTTGAGAAGTTCGTGGAGTCTGTACTGTTGTTCGGCAACAAATTGCTGATGTAGATGGTGAAGCGGTCCACCATGCCGAGCCGTCCGTTGCGCAGCATCGAGACACTGTCGCCCGAGAGGTAAGCCTGCCTGAGTTCGGACTGCTTGATCATGCGTCCGGCCCATGCCGGCATCACGACCCAGCGGCCGACTTCCGGGATGTTCTGCTCGTCCAGCACCTGCCCCATGCGCAGCAGGATATCGACCAGCTCGATCTGGCCCGAGCCGGCGTTGCGGCCGACCACCGAGAGCGGCGTGCCCTTGATGCCGAGATTGATCGATGCGGTGATGATCCGGCCGCAGTGCCTTGGTTGGCCGCCGCCATCTGGTTGACGATGCCGCCGAGCACGTCCTGATCGACCACGATCTTCAGCTGTTGCGCGGCGTCGTCGGACCACATCGAGAGAATGTTGAGATCACTCTGGATCTCCATGACGTCGTCGAGCATGAGCGAGAAGTACTTGCCATTGCCGATGTACAGCGAAATGGACCCGCCGGTCGGGCGGTCCAGACCCAGAAGGACCGTCGGCGCGGTAGTCACGGATGGTGACAGTGGGCTTGGTGCGGATCTTGACCCGGTCGCCTTGGTTCTTGATCTCGCCTTCGTAGTCGGTGTTGGAGATCGCCGCGAGCACGGTGCTCGCGTAGAACTTCTCGACCAGCTTGCCCGACCAGATCTCGGGGATGAACCCGGTGGCCTGCAGATTGTTGGAGCTACTGCCAACCGGATAAATGGCAGGCGTCGAGCCGGCGGTTGCGCCGGGGAATGCGGTCGTCGGGATAGCCATGGCATCCGTCCCTGTGCTTGGAACGGCTGCGTCACGTCATGCGTGAAGGTGTGCGCCGTCCCCGGTTAGCGGATGCGCCCCTCTCGCTGCGCGGCATAAATCGCCGCTTCGTCCCTGTCCTTGTCCTGCTCGCGGCCGGCATATTCGCCGCGACGGACCTTGGCGTAGAACTCGGAGATCTGGGCGCGGGTGAACACAGGCTTGTCGGCAGCGCCGGCAAACCCGTTGCCTGACGCTGGCTTTGCCCTGCCGGGGGCCGCGAGACTGTCCAGCGGCACTGCAGCGGCACGGGGCGCAGGGGGAGCCTGCGGCGGTGCTTGCGTGTCGGGCAGTTGGCCCGTGGCGCGCTCCTCATTGAGGAACGCTTGGAAAAAACGCCGCCAGCCGAGGGGCATCTGCCGCTCTTACGGCGTCGTTGATCAGGTCCCGTCTTACCGCGTTAGAGTAAACATCTCGTAAACCCACCCACTGCTTGAACCGGGGGTGGACATTGATCTGGCGCCAGTCCGGAAGACCCCGGTCGAGTTCAGCCTCCATGCGCTGGTGCGCGGTCAACTGCACCTGCTGCGAGGTCTGGCGCACCTGCTGCGCCACCTGATTGAGATCCGGTGCCACCGCGCCGCGCGCCCGCGCGCGTGACCAGATCGATCAGCTCAGGCCCGTAGGTCTCGATGTCCTGCGGCGTGACCGTGGGGGGTGGGCCATTTGGGCGCTGCTGCGGGGGTGGCTGGCGCGAGCCCGCGCCGCGGCGGGCGAACTGCAGCGCCTGCTGGGTGCGCATCAACTCCTCGCCCAGCTGGCTCATCTGCTCCTGCATCTGGCCCAGCGAGAACTGCGACTGGTCGAACCGGCCCTTCATCGCGAGATAGCGGTGCTCCCACGAACCGGTCTCGCCGGTCTCCGGGATCTCCCGGCGCTCGGGCTGGATATGCGGGGCTTCTGGTGGCGTTTGCGGCGGCGCTTCTGGTGCCGGATCCGGCGTCAATTGCAGGGTGTCCCCGCCATTCGACGGGGTTTCGGGCTCCGGTTCGCCGCCATAGGCTGCCCGGTGCAGGGCCTCGGCCGCCTCGGCCGCCGCCTTGACCGACGGCGGGACGGATACGCTGGTGTCGATAGGGGCTAATGCTTCAGGCATGACGCACTCCTTCGGCGGCACGGGGCTTTCACGCCGTGGCGCGTTCGGCTGGGTCTAAGTTTTCGGTGAACAACAGCAGGAATTTGCGCGCCTGCTGGGCGCGTCCCTGCGCCTGCAGGATCTCGTTCGACGCCGCCTCGGTTACCGCGACGGTAACGTCGAACGTGTAGTGCTCCAGAATGACGAGGAACTGCCGGTAAAGCTCTGGATTGGCATTCTTCCAGCGGCCAGCGATTTCGCTGATCTTCTTGGTGTCAGCCGGCATGTCACTCCAGATCGTAGGTCCCGAACGGCGAACTGACATTGCCGGCCGGAAGCGTTGGAGCCGCCTTGGTGTAGTTGTTCAGCCCACCTCCGCCGGTCGCGAGACCCTTGATCTGCCGCCGGTCGGGCATCGCCGCCATCTGCGAGCCCTTGCCCTCGAACTTGTCGATCTGGCCGCCCTTGCGCAGTGGCGTCAGCTTGTTCTTGAAGACCATGGGTGCCTCATCAAAACGGGTTCATGCCGGAAGCACCGTCGGCGGCATGGGTGGTGCTGCCGGCGCCTTGCCGTAGTCCCGTCCCGGATTGTCCATCGGCTTGATCCGCGGCCCCGCCGGTGCCTTCGGCGCCATTGGTGCCATCGGACGCATGGCGGGCCGGGGGGCCGGCTTCGGAGCCGGCTTCGGCCGGGAGCCATCAGCGTGCACTCGTGATGCCGCTCTGCGCCGGGAGCGAACCGGAGAAGCCGAACATCTTGTTCGACCCGCCCTTGGCGAACTCGGCGCCCTTGCCGGTCGCGCCGGGATCACCGGTCTGGCCGGACTTCGCGGGCTCAGCCTGCTGCTGTGAGAACATTTTTGTGTTCCCACCCTTGGCAAACTGGACGTTGTGCGAGGTTTCGTTACGGCTGACGCGAGATGTGTTGTTGAGCGTAGCGCGACCACTGGCCATGAAGGCTTCTCCCCTGCAGAGGAGAGAAAGCTATAGGCCCGCAACCCCTAACAACTCGTTAAGCGGATGGGTCCCGGTTCTTCTTCATCAGCAGGTTCATGAAGGTGTAGCGCATCCCCATCCACTCGACCGGAGCATCCTGACAGTTGAGGATCGGCCGCTTCATCAGGTCGAGGCCGCGTGTCTTGGCGAACATCGCCATCTGCATCACGTCGTGCGCGGTAAAGATCCGGATCGGCGCACCCCAAGCCGTCTGCCCCATGGCATCGACCGGCGTCTCCCAATAGTCGAACGAGGTGAACAGATAACCACCGGTCCGCAGAACACGCCCCGCCTCCGCAAAGTAGCGCCTCCAGTCGACACCATGCTCAATGGTACTGAGGCAAGCCACAAACCCGAAATGTTCGCTGTCATAACGCAACCTTTCAATGTCGCAATACTCGTAACGGATGCCGTCCTCGACCTCGCTGTCTTCCTTTTCGTCGAGATTGCATCCGGTCAGGTTGGTGAACTTGAACTTCTTCAGGCTCGGCAGGAACGCGCTCGGATACGGCTGGACACGACAGGCTCCCGCATCCAGCACCGGGTCATCCTTATCGAGCAGCCGGTGCGCGTGGTGGATCGCCAGCCAGCTGTCCCAGTTCTTCCAGCGATCCGGATGCAAGGGGAGTCCGTACGCCTGCACGAACAGCTTGGCCTCCTCGACCTGAGCATTGCCGGCGAGCGGCCGGCAGGTCTGGTCGCGCGCCCATGAGTCCTCACCAATCTCGGTCATAGACGTGGCCCTGTTGCAGCAGCGCATCGACGTCATCGGCGCTGACGGTGGCAAGACGCGCTTCGCAGTCCTTGTAGCCATAGGAGATCACCAGATCAGCCAACGGCGTATCGGGCGCCCAGCACATCCCGCCGCAGAACTCGATCACCCGGTCGTGGAACACCCACGGCAAGCTCATCCGCTTCACCTTCATGTCGCGCCCGTACTCGATGAAGCGGTGGAAGTAGTAGCGCTTGTACGGCTCGTTCGGCAGCGGGTGCGCAGTATGCGTGATGGCAAGCCAGCCGCCCGCGCCCCAGTGGATCAATTGGGACGACCCACTGATGTTGTCGGTCATGAACGACGGCGGATTGTCGGTGATTTTTTCACACTTCGAGTTCAGCACGATGCCGGGCCGCCACACGAACAACGCCTCTACTTTCTGCTCCCACTGGATCGGCGCCCAGTTCTTCTCGGTCTCGCGCGGCTCGCGCAACATACGCTTGACGTCGGTATGCTCGTAGTGGTCGCCCATGTCGGCAAGGCGCGACAGCACCTGCTCGCACTGTCCGTCGGCAGCGAGCTGCCGCATGGTTGCGGTACACCAGAGGTCTTCCCTCCATGAAAACAGGCGGACGTCCTCGAACCCGGTCACCAGCGGGAATTCGCAGGGTAGGTTACCGGGGCGGTAACACTCGACGGCCACAGGCTCTGGACCGTCCAGAAGGTCGCCACCCAGATCCATAATGAAATTACGAGTATCAATAGGATTGGAGGCATTCGCGGTGCCATCGGTCGCCGTGATGATGTAGCGGCCCTGTTCATCGATGCGATAATTAACGCAACGAACATTGAGGTAGACCCGCTTGTGGTGCAGCACGACACTCGGGTTCATCGGCACGTAGTTCTCGGGCGGCCGAAACGGGATCGATTTCCACTCGAACGACGGACATAACTCTTTGATCGGACGCACATACCAATAAGTGTTGGCTCGCGCACAGGCCCGCGCAGTCCAGTATGGCGTGTCCATGATGGCAAGCTCGTCGGTCACACGCCGTCCCTTGTCAAACTTGTACGGCACGTAGGCTGCAGTGATGCTGATCTCCTCCTTGATGCCGACGCTGTAGACGTAGTCGTTGACGAACAGGCCATCCGCCGGTTTCGGCAGATGCTCGACCGCTTCCGCGCAGGCAAGCGCTGCCGCCTGCTGGTCCTTCTGCTCGCGGTACCAGTGTGCCAGATCGTACATCGCCTCGGCGCGCACCGGCCGACGCGAATAGGCTGCCAGCAGATTGGCAACAAACCCGTCGGTCTCGCCAGTGTCCTTGAGCGCATGCGCAAGGCTGACATGGGCCTGCCAGACTTCCTCGTCCCAGCCGCCCGCAGCGATGCGCCGCCGGTACCACGCCGCCGCGTTGCGCGGCTGACCGGCGTCGCGATAGGATGAGGCGAGATAGTACATGTAGCGCGCGTTGGTCGGCTCTTCCTTCAGGCCCTTGAGCAGCAGCCTGATGTCGCGCTCGCACTTCTCGGGCCGGTTCGATCCATCCGCGTGATCGATGAAGTAAGCCACGCTCTCCGGGATGCGCCCGTGTGACCTGACGTCGAGATATTCGTGAGTTGGAGACTTGTACTTGCCGTCGGTCAGCACGTTAAGCAGCCGCGCGTTAGTGTAATGCACTGGACCAGCATGCTGGAACATCTCGTACATCAATCCACTGCGGTCCTCCAGAAACTGCTGTGTATCACGCACAACGAGCTGCATGTCGGCATCACAAAGCAGAAAAAATTTTGCATTGTACTCGGCCGCTCGCTCACGTCCGTAAGCCAACGCCAAATTGCGCGCCTGCGAGAAATTCTCGAACGGCCCGTCGTAGATCACACCGGACACCGCCGCATTCTTCATGTATTGCCTGATGCGTTCCTTGGTGTCGTCGGTGCTTCCGGTGTCCAAGACCACATAACTGGAGATGTATGGCGCCACACTGGCAAGCATACGCTCGATCCGCTCGCTCTCGTTTTTAACGATGCAGTTCAGCATCAAGCTCATTGGCGCCGCTCTAGGTAGTCTGCGAGAGCACGGAGGGTCTGCGGGGTTTGGTGTTGGTGGAGCGCTATATTGCACCAATGACAGAGGATGCCGCGCACGTAACCCGGTTCTCCCTTTCGCTTCGTCGGATCATGGTCAGTATGCCAACAACCATCCTTGCCAAATTTTGTACGGCCGGGAGTGGCACGACCACAACTGGCACAACAATAACCTTGTGCCGCAAGCATGCGCTCCCAGTCTTCTCTCGTCATACCGAACTTCGAACGTAGGTGCTGGTTACGCCGAAAATGCTTCCACGTTAGATCCCGAGCGCGCTTAGCGCGTATCCATAGACGATTGTATTCACGTTTCCTGACCGGATCGACAAAAGGCATGGAGGTCTCAAAAAGAAAGGGGGCTCCCTACGGAGCCCCAAGTTCACTGCGAAGAAAGCGGATGTCAACACTTCACCCTTTTACCTCGGCCTTGGCAACGCACTTCTCGGTGCCGTCGTCCAGCTTGACGATGACCTGCTCGCTGTCGTCATCCTTGAACCCGGCATCACCCTTGCGCGCCGGACGCACAACCGTCACCTGCCTGCCTTGATAAGTCGCCACTTCAGCCTCCTCTGCGGTTACCCTCCCGAAAACGTAATCACCCCGCTGCGCGCCCACATGGCACCCTTCACCTGTGGATCGGTAGTCGGAATGGTGTAGATCGTGTTCCGCACCGGACCCATGGGCCCAAGTGGACCCGTGCGCCCGGTCGGGCCGGCAGTGCCAGTCGGGCCAGTCGTGCCGGCCGGGCCGGTGGCCCCGGTTGCGGCAGCCGGACCGGTCGGACCCGTCGAGGTGTTCGCACCAGTCGGACCCGTCGGCCCGGTGACCGCCGAGCTGCCTTGGCCTCCGGAGGCGCCAGTTGTGCCGGTCGCGCCGGCCGCACCGGTCGGCCCGGGCAGGCCGGTCGATCCAGTGTTGCCGGTGTAGCCAGTCGGGCCGGTCGGGCCGGGAGTGCCCCCGGTCGGGCCGGTGTAGCTGAAGCCGGTTGCGCCGGTCGCACCGGTCGTGGTGGCAGGACCGCGCGGGCCTGTCGCCCCGGTCGGTCCCAGCCCCGAGTTCTCATTGACCGCCTGCGCCAGCGCCTTCAGCCGGGCGTCAATCGCACCTTGATCGATAGGCATGGCGCTACCCCGTTGAGATCGTCAGCGTGCCGCCGTTGTTCCACACTTGTCCCGCCACGTGCGGGTCGGAGGAAGGCGGGACAAAGATACTGCGGCTCTTGCCGGTGGGACCGGTGCCGCCAGTAACCGAGGATGCGCCAAGCGCGCCACGCGGACCCTGCGCGCCCGCGCGCCCGGTCGGGCCGGTCATGTTGGTGCCGGTCGGACCGGCGGCAGCGCGAATTGGGCCAGCCGGTCCGGGCGGTCCGGTATTCGCACCGGTCGCCGCAATGGGTCCCGTTGGCCCGGTTGGACCGGTGGCACCCGCTGCACCAACGGAACCCTGCCGCCCGGTTGGGCCAGTGGGTCCCTGCGCGCCGGTCGCACCGGCCGCGCCGCGCGTCAGACCGCCAATCGGGCCAGTCGGACCCGTAGTTCCGGCTGGACCCGTCGGACCGGTCTGGGCACCCAAGGCGCCACCCGGGCCGGTCGGTCCAGTGACCCCGGTTACCGTGGCGGCATTGACCGCATCGACGATGTCCTTCAGCGTCGCGCTTTGCGCGTTGTCGTCGTAATTCTCGGAAACCGTGATTGTCCGGGCCATGGCCGTTACCCCGCTGAAACGGCCGGAACGCCGTTGTTATTCCAGACCCATCCCAACACATGCGGATCGGACGTCGGCGCGATGAACAGGTCGACCGTCGTCCCGGTCGGGCCGGTTGGCCCGGTCACACCCAGCGCTGCCGGCGGACCGAGCAGCCCGGTAGCGCCTTGCGGCCCGGTCGGCCCGGTCAGCGACGCACCGGTCGGTCCGGTGGTGCCGGTCGCCGCGCCGGTCGCCCCGGTCGGTCCGGTGATCCCCTGTGCGGCGCCGAACGGCCCCGCGTAACCGCCCGGGCCGGTCTGTCCGCCAAAACCCGTGGCCCCGGTCGGGCCTGTCACACCCGCAGCACCCTGCGCGCCAAGACCGCCAACCGGTCCGGTGTTTGCCCCAATCGGGCCAGTTGGGCCGGTGGCGCCAGCCGCGCCACGCGGGCCCGCCGCGCCGGTCGCCGAACCGGTAGGGCCAGTCGGGCCGGTGACACCCGCCGCTGCCACGCCAGCAGCGGCCTCCTCAATCGTGGGACCGATCTTGTTACGGTCGTAGTTGGTCGAGGACAGAATAGGCATGGTGTGCCCCTTACACCGTGAGTGGTTGATGTTTCATTAAGCCGGTCACCCAACCCCGGGGGAAAGTCGCGGCGGCATGCCCGGACCGGGCCCGCCCGGCTGGTTACCCACCACCGCCGTCTGCGGTCCCATCCCTCCCGGGGGGGCTCCCCTCCGGGTGCCTTGGCCATAGGCCGCCATCTGCGCAACATTGCCGCCGCCCGGCTTGCCGCCGGGCGGCTGCGCACCGAACTGGCCCCGGCCGGGACCACCCACCACGCCGCCATCGCGCGAATTTCGTGGCGGTCCATTCGGTGGGAGTCCCGGAGGGCCGGATGGACCGGCTTGTCCAATGGTCTGGTCCATCCCGACCTGCGGCATGAGGCCGGCAGCAGTGAGTTCTTTCGTGACCTGCTGCACGCCGGCCTGCACGCCCTGCTGAATGCCCTGCTCGACCTGCTGCGCCACCTGACCGCCGCTCTCGTGCTGCTCGCGTTCCTGCTTCTCCATCTTCTCCAGCTTGTCTTCCGACGGCACGACCTCCTCGCCATTGAGCCCGATGGTGGTCGAGACCGAACGCAGCACCGCGCCACGCCCGGTTATCCCCATGATCTTCATGTCGGTCGGGTTGAGTGTCGCCTGCAGGAACTCCAGCTGGCGCTGGCGGATCGTCTCACGCTGGATCGCGACGTTGACACCCAGCACCGTGATGTCCTTCCTCGCCGGTCAGAAGACCGGTAGTGTCGGTGAGCAGGATCAGATCTGATAGCTGCAACAGCGCCGGCTCGATTACTTCGCGGTCTATGTTCGAACTCACCGTCTGCAGGATCTTGCTGGCATTGCCCATCAGCATCGCCAGACCTGATGCTGTTCGCCCGGCACCCCCCGAGTCGCCACGCCCGCCGACGTATTTGGGGATCGCCGAGACGTCGTCGGAAATCTCGATGAACTCGCGATAGACCTTGAGCAGCGACTCGGCGTTCATCGTCGGCATGAAGAAGCTGATCGGCGGCTGGTTGTTGCTCCCCACCGGATCGTTGCGCGCATGCCAGCGCTTCCACGGGTAGAGCTGATTGTCGTCGTCCGGCGTGATGCGGTCGTCATTGATCATCACCTGCGGGCCGGACGCGATGCTCATGTTGTTGACCAACGCGCGCAGGGTCGCGTTGGCGGCCTGCTGCAGGTCGTCGAGTAGATCGATCAAGGAGTTTCCCACCGGCGTGCCGGGGACCTTCTCGAACGAGGTGATGAAGTAGGGGTGCCGCTTGCGCGGGCTGGGGTTGAGCTGGCACTTGATCACATGGCGGCCGATGACCCAGCACTCGACAGCGTAATCGCGCAACTCATCCGGGACCGCGAGACCATATTCCTGCAGCACACGACCCTGAATGTTGCCGTTGTACTGCATCATGGAAATCATGCCGGACCGGTTCCACGCGGGGTTCTCGCGGCTCTCCAGAACGGCACGTTCAGCGTCGGTGGTGTCCCAGTTGTCATAGAGCCCACCACGCCCATACTCGTCGAGCACCGCCCGGATTGCCTCTTGGTCGTAGCCGGGAAGATCGAGAAGGTCGTTCAGCTCACCGCGCGTGATCGAGATCTTCTCGATCACCTCGGCATTCTCGATGTCGCTGACTCCGGGAGTGAACCAGATGTCGAACGGTGACACCCGGTTCCACGTCAGCTGGGGCTTCATCTCGATAGTCGGCGCGCCGCCGCCCTTCGGCCATGCCACCTCGGGCATGATCTTGACGACAGGGCCCTTCATCACCGCGAAGGGAAAAATCGGCAGGTCGACCAAGAACTCCGCCATGGCGTGATAGAAGCCGCCGCCGCGCATCAACTCCTCGATGCGGTCCTCACTGACTCGCGCCTGCTGCGTCGCCTTGCGCTTGGCCGCGTCGGACGCGCTGTCCAGCAGGATCTGGCGCCGCTTCTCGATGTCGGTCCCGGGCGGTGGCTGGCCCATGGTCTGCCGGACCTGCTGCTGCTCGGCCTGCACCAGCTGATTGATGGACTGGATGATGTCCTCGGGAACGTCCGGGTCGGCCGGCGCGCGCACCGCATAGGGCCGATCCTGCGACAAATAAATATCGCGCAACAGCGAGGAAGCCGCCCGGCACTTCTGCGCCGCGATGCGCGCGTAGATGTTGGAGCCGCCGAACTTGCCGATCTCCTGCAGCTGCGTCGCGTTGTACTGACCATTGAAGGTCTCCATCGCCCCGATCAGCCGCGTGCTCCAGCCCGACTGCGTGTTGCGGTGGTTACGGAAGATCTCGAACCGGCCCTTGATGTAGCTTGCCAGCTCCGTGGCGTCCTGCTCGGGCGGGGCATTGGCATTGGCGGCAGTGGCCGCGCGCGCCGAGATCTGCCGCTCCAGTTCGGCCGGCGGGATGACTTGGAGAACGCCCTGATTGCCCAGAAGATCAGCCATGGGAACGCACGATGCCACGGCACACGCTAACGTTCCGTTAACGGATGCCATGGGAAAATCGGGTCATGACAGACGGCGAAGACGACTATGTCAGCCCGGAAGAGTCCGGATTGAGCAGCCTCGTTGCCGTGACGGTAACTCCCGTTGCAGTGGAAGAACTTCCCCAGCCTTCTGCTGCTGCAACCACGCCCGTGTCGGACCCCCCATCCCCCGGCACGGGCGGCGGCGAGGCCGCGTGGGAAGCCTACAAGGCACGTGACCGCTCGCGCAAACTGCCCGAGCCCGTGCAGATGCCGGACGGCTGGAGCCTGCACGATGTCGCCGCCCTCGTCGGCGACGTCGCGGCGAACATGTACGAGCTTCCGTTCATCCTCGCCAAGCACAAGCTGTCCGAGGCCCAGTACAATCTGATCAAGAAGAACGAGTTCTTCCAGCGCGCGCTGGAGGCCGAGATCATCACTTGGCAGGGCGCCAACTCCATCCAGAAGCGCCTTGCGCTGGAAGCCGCCATCGCGGTGGAAGCCTCGATGCCGATGGTCGCGGCGCGCCTGTCCAACAAGAACGAGCCCTTGGGTGAAGTGGTCTCGCTGATGAAGCTGTTCGCCGAGATGGCCGGCTCCATCGGCACCAAGGCGGCGCCGACCATGGGCAACAGCGAACGCTTCAAGATCGTGATCAATCTCGGCGGGCACAACGCACTGGAGCGCGAGGCCGAGCCCGCGCTCAAGGTGGTTACCGGCACGGTAACTCCATGACCGACGACCTGATTTTCACCCCACCGCCGACGCTCGACCGCTTCATGTGCTCCTCGGCCTACGGGCGCATCGCCGCCGGCCCGGTCGGATCGGGCAAGACCACCGCCTGCCTGATGGAGTTGTTCCGGCGCGCCTGCGAGCAGCGCCCGGCGTCCGACGGCAACCGCTACACCCGCTTCGCGGTGGTCAGACAAACCCTGAAGTCACTGAAGGACACTGTCCTCAAGGACTGCGAGACATGGCTCAGCGCGCGCGGGATCGGCGTATGGAAAGTCTCGGAGAGCACCTACCACATCAACTTCGACGACGTGCGCAGCGAGTGGGTGTTCCTGCCGTTGGAGGACGCGCAGGATCAGGCAAGACTGCTCTCGATGCAGTTGACCGGCGCGTGGCTGTCGGAGTGCATCGAGATGGACCTCGACATCTTGGGCCCGGTCACCGGCCGTGTCGGACGATATCCCAGCGGCGCACGCGGCCAGCCGACATGGGTCGGGATCATCGCCGACACCAACATGCCGACCGAGATGACGCCGTGGCAGACCTTCATGGAGAACCTGCCCCTCGACTGGGACAAGTTCATCCAGCCGTCCGGCATGTCGGAGGAAGCCGAAAACCTGCAGTGGCTGACCCAAACCGACGAAAGCGTCAAGCTGCCCGAGACCCATCCGGTGCGGCTGGCACAGGACGCAAATACTACGAGCGCCTTGTCTCGATGCACGGCGCCGAGTCGGATTGGGTGAAGCGCTACGTTTACGCACAGTACGGCGACCGACCCGAGCGGCATGGCGGTGTTCAAGAACACCTTCAAGGCGTCATTCCACACCGTGGAGGACACCCTCCTCATCCCGGGCTATCCATTGATCGTGGGACAGGACTTCGGGCGCAATCCGTGGTCGCTGATTTGCCAACCGGACCATATGGGCAGATTGTTGGTGCACGAGGAAGTGCCCGCCACCAATGTCGGTCTGGAGAAGCATGTCAATGAAAGCCTCAAGCCCAAGCTCACCACCGACAAGTATATTGGCTGGCGCGTTGCCACCGTGGGAGATCCGAGCGGCGTCGCGAAAGGCAGCATCGCTGAAGAAACATGTTTCGACGCTCTCAAGCGACTTGGACTGCCTGCATTCCCTGCTCCGACCAACGACATCGAGCCAAGACTACGGGCTGTTGAAGCGCTACTCGGTCGACAGGTTGGCGGCGGCCCTGCGCTCGTTATCTCGCGCCGAGGCTGCCCTAAGCTTTGCCGCGCGATGTCTGGAGGGTATCGTTTCATCAAGACCCAGCAGGGCGCGCTCAAGAGTGTCCCGGACAAGAACGACCCCGAAGGGTTCAGCCACGTCGCCGACTGCCTCCAGTACGTCGCGCTGATCGTGCACGGCGGCATGGTGCAGTGGATCACCACGCGGCTGAGCCCGCCGAAGCGCGCGGTGCAGCAGCGCGTCTCGGCGCTGGGCTGGACCTAGATCTCGCTCAACGCGGACAGGCCGGCGGTGTCGGGCAGCGGGTCGTAAAACGTGATCGACACCAGCGCCTGCACCAGCGCATCGATCAATGCGGCGACCAGCGGATTGCCCGCCGGACGATCCGCACTGTCGAACATCGCGGTAATCGCTGTCGAACCATTCGCCGCCATGTCGATACGGCTTGCCGTGACGGTAACCGCAACAGCGTTGCGCGCCCCGGCGCCAACATTGAAGCAGTTGGTGATGCTCTGGTTAAGCGGACCGTTCCAGCTGGTGGCGCGCAGGCTGTTGCTCACCGCCGCGATGAAATCGACCTGTATGGCGTCGTTGCCATCGGCCGACAGCAAGGCGAGCGGTGACGGGTCGCCGCTCGCCGCCTGATAGAACTCGATGCGGATCGTGGCCGCGTTGAGCACGAGCGTGCGCGCCGCGCCGATCAGGGCCGGCGGACTGCCCGACACCGGATTGACGTAACCATCGGCCGTCAGATTGGCCGGGTCGTACAGGGTCTCGGCCCAGCCGTTGGTCGTGTTCACGTCTGTACCCAGCAGCGTGTCGACCGCGACCTCCGCACCATTGCTCCACGCACGTCCCGGCGCAATCAGGTCGATATGGATCACGGCGTTCTCGGGGACCCAGTCGGTCCCGCCGCCTTCCTCTATCGCGGTCTCGATCTGCCTCATTGGTCCTCCCGGCGCGTACTGATCGAGGGGGGTATCCACACCGACAGCATCGTAAAGCTGCCTGACGCAACCACCGGGCGCGTACTGATTGTAGGCAACGCCCCCAGCGGCGTCACCAAGCTGCTTCATCACGCCACCGGATAGAGCTGGTTTGGAATGATGTCGGTCATGGGGGGTCAGGTTGGCGGTGGAATGGAAACGAGCGTATCGGCATCGACGTTGCCGGTCCACGTCGTCGGCGGGTTGACGTTCCACGTCGCATAGCCGAACTGCGGCCCGGCGCCATGGTGCCCCGGCTCCATGTGATTATTGGTGACATCCCACACGACCGTGTTGCCGTTGGCGCTGTCGCCGAGATTGAGCAGGCAGAGCATCACCGGGCCGGGCCGCATCAAATTGTGGTTGAGCGTGACGCTGATGTTGCCGAACGCATTGCCAAACTGCAGGATGGCGTTGGCGTCGGCGGCGCCGATCAGCGTGTTGTGGTCGATGATGATGCCAGTGCCGGACCCGCCGATCTGGATGTTGTCGTGGTGCGGGTCGGGAGCGGTGGCATCGAGGTCGTGGATGTAGTTGTCGCGGATCTCGTGGTTGTTATTGGTGAGGTAGATACCGTCCTCGCAATGGGCGATGTCGTTGAAGCGCATCATCGTGCCGACCGAGTCGTCGCACCAGATGCCCTTCAGTCCCTGCACCTGAGCGCCGTCGAGGTCGCAATACTCGATCACCACGCCAGTCTTGCCCGACGCCACATAAACCACGCCGCCGACCTGCCCGGGCTGCGCAGTAACGAGACAGTTGCGCAGCGTGACATTGTTGGCGTTGATCACCACGTAGCCATCGACCTGCATGTTCTGGTAGGTGCCCGGCGCGTTGATGTCCCAGTCACCGCGCGGGGTGAGCGTGACGCCGTCCTGCACGCCGGTGGTGGCGGCATTGGGAAAATCGCTGGTCCCGCCGCCGCTATCATCAGTCGCGAACGCAACCCAGATCGCCTGCGAGACCAGATCGACCACGGATCACTTCCTCTTTTTCTTCTTCGTGGTGGTCTTCGGCTTGTCGTTCTGCTCGTCCTCGGGCTCGTCGTCCTCCTCGTGATCGTCGTACTCGTACTCCTCGTCTTCTTCCTCCGCCTTCACGGCAGCCGTGCCGGTCGGCCCGGTCGCGGGACCGGTCGGCCCGGTCGCGGGACCGGTCGGCCCGGTCGGGATCGCGACCTGCTCCTGATTGGGATCTATCGACCCCGGCGGCATCCACTCCGCGTCGAGCAGCCCGGCAGCCGGGCGTGCGCGCCACGATGGCCCCGGTCAGCTCGCCGGCCTTCTCCTCGATCACGGCGGCGATCTCGCGCACCTGCTCCGGGTCGTTGGCCGCTTCCTTCAGCTTGGCGGCGAGCCCGCGAAAGAGCTTGTCCCCCGACTGCTTCAGGTCGCGGGTCTCGAACGCATCGACGGCGAACGGCAGCAGGCGCGTCATCGCTTGGGTGAACCACGACATGGAGGTCTCCTCTACCTATGGGCCATCAAACGGCCAAGTGTGCACACGATCAGTTAAAATTTCACGGCTTGGTGAACGTGCGTATCTCGCCGCCAACCCACGTGTTCGGCGTGGTCACCGACCAGCTGGTGGTCCACGCGCTGTTGTCGCTGGAATACTGCACGTCGAACGCGAGCGGCGAGTAGGCCGCGTTGGACGGGTGCGCCTGTATCATGACCTGCAGGATCGTCTTGGCGACACCGACACCGAAGTCGTACACCAGCTGCACCGCGCCGGGCAGCGAGCCGATGGCCGAGTGCCACGTGGTGGCGGGATCGTTGTCGAATGCGGCAGCCGGCGTGGCGGTAAGATTTCCCTGCGGCGACGACGCAGTGCCGGACCCGGTCTGGTCGGCGCCACCGCGGTTGCGCGCAGCTCCACCTCGGCGACGTTCATCGAGTTGTTGGCGTTGGTCGAGGTGACGTTGAGCCGCCAGTAGCGGTACCCGGTGGAATAGTTCGGCACCACCACGGTGGCGAGGCCGGCGACCGGCGCGGGGGTGGCGCATACGGTCTCGAAGGTGTTGCGCCCGTCGTCGGTCACGCTCACCCAGTTCGGGCAGCAACGTGCCGGTGACACCGGCGCCGAGGATGTTCACCTTGCGCAGGTGCTGGTGCTGGGTAGTGGTGACCACGACCGACTTGGGCATGAGGACTAGTCCACCGGGTCGACGAGAAGACGGACCGCCCCGCCCGGGTCGTACTGGTCGGGCGGGGTCTCCACGCCGGCAGCGGCGCGCAGCTGCGCGATGACCCCGCCGGGGTGATACTGGTCGAAGGTCACGCCACCCAGCGCATCGCCGATCTGGCTGAGCACGCCGCCGGGATAGTACTGGTTGAGCTGGTCGATCCGGGTCATGAGAGGGGTACTCCCTGTGGCGGGCAGGCGCGCAGGGTGCGCACCGCCTCGGCCAGCCGCTCGCACTGGCCGGTGAGTTCTTCCAGCTTCTTGTCGAAGTTGCGCTGGATCAGGCCGTCGAACGCGACCTCGTGCGCCGGCAGCAGCAGGCGGGTGGCGTTCTGCACCGCAGCGGTGCGGTCGAGCACGGCCGACGTGTCGATCATCGCGTCGGCCAAGGCGAGGACACCCTCCACATAGGCGAAGTCGAGCGGGCGCTCGTTGAATGGCGAAGCCACGCCGCGCTCGCAGATCGCGAGCAGCGTCAGGTGCAGGCAGGCGCGCACTTTCGATGCACAGAGGGTCTCTTCCTCCAGCAGCGCAAGCAGCGCGTCAAGATCGACACGCGACCTTGGAACGTAGGCGGGTGCGGGCATCGGGAGCCATCCGGGCCAAGAGTGCGGTCTTCGTTGCGGGGTCGAGGAAGTAGCCCTTGCCCCAGCTGGTGCGGATCACGAAGGCTGGGTCGGCGAGGGCGAGCTTGCGCCTGAGCTTGCATATCATGACGTCGACCATCTTGGGATCGGTGGTTTCGGGCTGTGCCGGGCGCAGCTGGCGCGAGGCGCGCTGTGCCTCGACCACGGCGTGCAGCTTCTCCTTCTCGGCGAACAGGCAGCGCAATAATACGGCAAGGAAGCCCGCCTCCAGATTGGTCAGCCGGAAGGTCTGGCGGCAGAGGAATTCGAGGTCCGCGATGCCGAGCGGAGGAGCCGTAGCGGTACGGGCGTGGCCAATCGGCCAGTCGGTCTTGGGGAGAGAGGTTATTTCGCCGAGCCGCAGCGCGCGGTTGAGCAAGGCGATCACGCGGTCGTACGGGATGCGCAGGATCCGCGCGATGGCCTTGACCGGCACGCCCTCGTTGGCGGTGCGCACCGCCAGCATGTGGTCGGTCGGCGGGTAGGTGGTGGTGGTGACAAGGTGTGGATGCGCGGACGCATGCGCCGGCGCGGGCGGCGTGGCCACCCCCAACTGCAGCGAGGACACGAGAACCCCTTCCCGGGAGCAGTCGGCGCCGTGGCGGGAAGGACAGGGAGAGGGTCCGGCAGGCACGCAATGGGCGGGAAGGTACAACTGCCGGGAGGGTGTCAAGTCGGGTGATTGCTGGAGGTGGGGGTGGTTACCGTGGCGGTAATCACATGTCACTTGGCGCCGAGGGCGGCAGGCCCGCCGCGACGCGCAGGTCGGCGAGCGAAGGGGAGTGCCCGGGCGGGAAGCTGTCCTTGTGGATGGCGTAGAGCCGGTCGAACTCCTCCACCTGCGCCTTGGTGATGGCAGCCTGCCTGAGTTTCTTCTCAGCCATGTGGGCAGCGCGATATTTCTTGCGGTGGTTCTGCTGGTAGACGCGCATGCAGGCATGGCAGTAGGCGGCGACGCGGCGCTGCTTGATGCCGCCGCAGGTGGGACAGACCGGCTGTCCGGTATTCTCGGCGCGGTTGGTGAGCTGGCCACGGGTTTGGTATATCGGCTTGTGTTGCAGGGCAGCACGGCGCAGGGCGTCGAGGCATTTTTCACGGTCGTCGAACCAGACCAACTTTATATTTACGACCTCATTGATCCATTCACGATGATACCAGAGGGAAGACTGTGGGCCACGGTGTGGCCCATGGCGAGTAGATTATTATCCTTATCGAACATTAAATAGAGCGCATAGGTGAATTTATATTTGTCTTTCAGGGGGAAGCCGGGAGGGAGGGTCATTGTGGAGGGTCCCATCATGCGGTTGTTAATAGGTAGATATCAATGCTAAGAGGATATTATGTTAAAAGTCAAGGGCTATAATTTTGACCCGGGCTCGCGCGGCGGATGCCGCGCAAAAAAGGCCACGCTCCCCGGGGGGTCTGCCCCGGGGAGCGTGGCTGGCTAGGTCAGGCTAGGGGGATATTCTCAGTCCTCATCCTTGTCGACGAGGTAAGGTCTTGCAAGGCTCGCCGTCCTTGTCCTTGCCATCCGGCTTCACTGCCCGATTGGCTTCGATGAATGCCCGAATATCGTCCGCCTTGTCGAGAATACGGGTCCATTGGGCATGGTAGTAGGTCACGGGGAAACGCTGAATGCCGTACAACGACAATCCGCCCTTTTTCGACACTTTCATGGGAATGTTTTGCTTTGTGGCCAGCATGGCCTGCAGGAAAGCCTCGGCTTCCTTCTCGTTCATTCCCTTGATTTGCTTGAGAATAGACATGTTTTCAGCTCCAGATATTCCGGAAACCGCCGGATCGGCACCCCAGCCGCGCCGAACCACAGGTAAATAGCCTGCAGGACTATATTCGACAGCTCACGCACTCAATAAAACTAGGAGACAAATCCCCGAATGAATTAATAAATCCATCAATGGATCTATCTTCACAACCAGCAGATTTATAGGCCAACCTTAAAATCTACAGAAATTCGTCGGCCTTACTTTGGTCACTATTTTAATTCGTATAAACCTCTGGCATACCAGTATATATGTCCAAACAAGCCTAATCTTCACAACCAGTGGAATTATTGGACAAGATTAAAATCTGCAGGACCCGAGGTATGCAGGATTAATAGGGCTGAAAGGGCTAAAAAGGTGTCTAAATACCGGTGTTAATATGTCCTGATGCCAAAAAATGCTGCCACCACTAACCAATTGAAACGGCAGGATAATCGGCATGAGTGAGCAGCTGGCTAGCGTTTTTCGGCAGAGCGATTTATGGAAACACACCGATCTAGGGTAAATTTAATTGCGGGCCAATTATTCTTTTACTCTCTCTTATGGAACAAAGCATGAATATGTAGTGATATCAATGACTTAGCAAATATGTCCCTGTGGTATCCGAATATTGGTTACAACCAAAAATTTTTTGCAACCATCTAAGGCTACTCTGCCGTCCCGAAAAGTCTCTCTGTCGAAAACCGCTGGTAGCTAACCACTGATCGTAAATAGATATGCATGCTCTGCATGCATGCCGGCAAAACCGCCAAGCAGCCGGGGTGGTTCGGCGCGGCCGGGGCGGCGGCGAAATTCCGTTCGCCCCGACACACAGCGCACTGAAAGGACAATCCAATGCGCAAGCATCAAGCATCCCAGCTGCTCGCCACCTTCGCCCTCGACCTCACCGACCCGGGCGCCACTCATGCCGTCAGCAAGCAGCGCCGTTCGCGCCGCCGCCTGACCAACTGGCTGCGCGAGCACCGTACCGAACGCGAGGATCTACAGCAGCGCGTCCGGCAGGGCCTGCTGCAGGCGAAAGGACAGTGATCGTGCCGTACGACGCCAGCCGCAAATTCCAGCTTGCCCGCGTGCCGCTCGACCGCGGTGGTTACGACCGCATGGGCAGCTACTGGGGCGTGGACATGCCACTCTACCTCGCGCTCAGCGACGACGGACAGGTCGACCACTATGTCCGCGCCCATGACCGCGACGGCGCCAAGCGCGCCGTTGCACTGATCTACCCCGACGCGAAATTCCATCGTTGAAAGGACACCCCATGCCGCACTTCGCCATCACCAGACAGCAGCGCGAGGCGTTGTTCCGCGTCTTCCAGCGTGACTTCCCGTCGTGGGTATCCCCCACGCGGCGCTACCAGACCGACCAACCCTGCCCGCACTGCGGGCAGGGGGGCAGCCCCATCGTCAAGGTGCCCACGCTGCAGTGGCGCAAATTCCGCAGGCAGGTCCTGCCGACGTTCTTCCGCGATGGCTCGATCACCGTGCCGTGGCAGGGGATGTGGTTGTGCATAGAAAAATGTGGCTACACCCACAGCTAGGCTTCACCCGTGGTTCGGCGCGACGGGGGACGTTCCCGTCGCGCCGTTTGCGCACTGACAATCAACGAAAGGACACTCCCAACATGACTGCAAAACGCATACCCTACACGCTCAGCATCAAGGGCGATGAGACAATCGCCTACGCTGCCTGCCGCCAGTACAAGCTGGAGATCACCTCCATCGCCAAGCACGAGCGCTTCAACTCGTGCATCGTTACCGTCGCGGCAACCGACCGGCTCGCAGCCATCGTCGAGTGGTTCTGCAGCCCGAAACTGCCACTCGACGGCTTCGGCTACCCCGCCGGCACGCTGCTCTGGTACGGCGAGCACATCGTGCCCGGGCCGCTGGACAGCGCGGAAAGAGGAGACAGCGCATGACATCCGCCAGCCTGATCATGTGTATCGCGCAACTGGGCTTCGATGCCGGCTACCAAGCCGGCTTCGAAGCCGGCGTGAAGCACACCGCGCAGCATGAAGCTGCGCGGGCTGCGTGGGACGAGGCCGCGCTCAACAAGGCGATGGACGCCCGCATCGAGGCGCTGCTCGACGAGTGCGGCATCAACACCGCCGTGGACAGCCGCATCGATGACTTCGTTGCCAGACTGAAAAGAGACAGCGCATGAAACGCGACCGGTATGGCCTGCACTGGCTGCACTACATCCTGATTGCCGTGTTCGTTTACGTGACGTGGCCGCTGTCGGTTGTCGTGCTGGTGATGTTCGGCATCGCGAAAGTGGACGAGCACATGCGGGGAAACAGCAAATGAGCAGACGCAAAACATCCCGCATCACGCTGGACAACGCCGATGCGCTGTTCCAGCGCGATGCCGTCAACGTGATCGGCAGGCTGACCGCATACACGCGGCGCTGGTACGGCGAGCGTTGCCGCGACTACGAGCCGGAATGCGCCTGCTGCGCTATGTGGCAAGCGGTCAGGCTGGTCACGGAGAACGGCCCATGAGCACATTCCTCGTCTGGCCACAGCGCGGCTTCGTGGACTACTGCACCATCGAGACATGGTTCCTCGATGCCGTCGCCAACAACCAGATCGGCCCGGAGCACTTCCGTGCCCGCACCGAGCACGAGATGGCACTGGCCCTGCAGGACGCAGGGCTGGTCACCTTGGGCAACCCCGCCAACCACCACAGAAAGGACAACCTGTGAATACACCGCTGCTCTACGCAGTCATCGACGCCTACCCGTGGCTGCCGATCGGCCTACTCGTGCTGTACCTGATCCTATCCCTCGCCAAGCCCTGAGACAGGATTTGTGGGCACTCCCCACAAACCCGCTATTGGACTCCCCACAAACAATACGCTATGCTGTCCCCAGCTGCTACGTGCCCTTCGGGCACACCACCAAGCTGTTGCCGTGGTTCGGCGCGGCGGGGGATGCGGCGCCGCCGTTGCCGTCGCGGCAACGGTGGCGCCGGTTTCAACCCGCATGGAAACGAAAGGACATTCTCATGCAAGCCGCTACCACAAACATCACCGCAATCCCCAACAAGCCCACCTTCGAGAGCCTGCTGGGCGACGCCAAGCGCCTCGGTGCCGACCGGGGGCGTTCCAAGGACGCCCAGCTCGAATTCGACATGATGCTGTTCGAGAACAGCTACAAGGGCACGCTCTCGCTCGACCGCAACCGGCACGGCACCGGGCGCAGCGACGCCCTCGTGCTGAGCGAGGCCTATGTCCGTGCCGCCAACGCCACCGCCAAGTTCGACCCCAAGGGCGACAGCGAGAAGCGCCTCGTCAGCAACGCCAACAAGCTCATCGAGGTGGGCTCGTCCACCAAGTGGGGACGCGGCCAGCCGATGGCGTGGGTGCAGGACTTCGTCGACTTCTGGCGTGGGGTGCGCTCGAAGGACCCGCTCGCCCTGAAGAAGCTCCCGGCCGGCAAGACCCCGAAGGAACTGAACGACGTGCACAACGCCCTGATGCGGCTGCTCACCGTGCAGAAGCGTCTGGACACGCTGTTGCCGGACAACGAGCGCAATCTCTATGCGTTCAAGACTGCCAGCCAAAACGAGGATACCGAGGTCACCCGGCTGGAGGCCGCCCGCAAGGCGCTGCAGAAGTGCCAGAAGAATGGCGACAGGTCCAAGGAGGTGGCAGACGCCCGCGACCTGCTCACCAAGCGGCTGGCCGACATCGCCAAGGGCGTGAAGTAGCGCCCTAGGCTGCGCTGTCCGATGCCAGCGCGGCCGGCGGCCCGGCACAGTTATGTCCTTTCGGTGCCGGGCCGCTTCCATCCCCAATGAAAGGACACCCTTCCTTCCCTGCTCGAATAACGAAAGGACACTGCGAAATGGACTCCCGTCAAATCGTCAAGCATGTGCAGGCCAACATCATGGCCGGCAATGCGATCAAGATCGAAAGCGACCCCGGCATGGGGAAATCCGCCATTACCGGGGGCAAGATCGCCCTCTGGTACCGCGACTGGGTCAAGGCCGGCAAGCCGGATGCCCGCGTCGGGCTCGCTATCACGTTCCTCGCGGTCGCCAATCCGATCTCGGCGACCGGGCTGCCGTGGAAGAGCGAGCGCACATGGACCCATCCGGCCACGGCTGAGCAGGCCACCTACACGGTGACCGACCCGGCCATCCCGCAGTGGGCCATGGCGCGCTGCCTCGACACCGGAGTGTTCATGCCGGCCTGCATGTTCGATGCGGTGCTGCTGATCATCGACGAGTGGGGACAAGGCTCCGCCGAGGCCAAGCGCGCCCATGCCGAACTCCTGCTGCATGGCGGCATCGGGCAACACCAGCTGCCGCCCGGTTCCGCCCGCATAGCCTTGGCCAACTTCGACTCGCGCGACGGCGTCACCAAGGAGTTCGACTTCGTCAACAACCGGGTGATCATGCTGCGCATGAACGGCAGCCAGAAGATCTGGCACGAGGATTGGGCCGACCGGCCCTACATCTGGCAGGGGCGCGAGTGGCAGATGATGGGGGTGTCCAAGGTCTGGGCGCAGAACAACCCCGACGCGCTGTTCGAGAAGAAGCCCGAGAAGCAGGGCGCGTGGTGCACACCCCGCTCCTTCGCCGCAGAAGACCGCTACGTGCAGTCGATCATCCAGCTGGAGGGTGAGATACCCCTCGACGATCCGGCATTCGTGGAGGGCTGCGCCGGTCACTGCGGCATGGCCCATGCGCAGAGCTACATCGGCACGCTCAAGTACAAGCTGGAGCTTCCCCCGCACGAGGACATCGTACGCGACCCGCTCAATACCCCGGTACCGACCAAGGCCGATCTGCAGATGCTGCTCGCCTACGAGCTGGGCGGCAACACCACGCCGGACGAGCTGGCCCCGGTGATCCAGTATCTCGGCAAGCGCGACGGCAAGGGGCACGGCATGCCGCGCGACATGCAGGTCACCTTCATCACCACGCTGATCAAGCGCGGCGCCAAGCAGTTCCTCAACCGTCCCGCCATGATGGAGTGGCTGGCCAAGAACGGCCACCTGATGGCGATCATCCACTCCATCACGTGAGAGCAATCCCGTGGTTCGGCGCGGCGGGGGGAGACCCCGCCGCTGCCCACGTTACCGCGACGGCAACAAACCGAAACAATCAAAAGGACCAAACACAATGCGCAGAAAACTCGTGATCGAGCTGCAGATCGACGCGGACACCCACGACCACAACGAGGCGGTCGACGACCTGATGAGCATCCATGCGGTGCAGATCCTCGCTGCCGCGACACTGCTCAACGAGGACCAGAGGCCGCAGGTGGTCTGCTACGCCGACGATTTCTACAAGGGCCGCATCGAGATCGAATTCCTCGCCCGCAGGCTGCCTGTCGCTCTCGTGCAGACCGTTTCGCAGGACGAGGGCCTGTCCGACGATCTGGTGGCGGCGCTGCAGGACATGCGGAAAGGAGACTGACACATGCAAGAAGTTCAGATCACCCCGGCGCAGCTGCGCAAGTGGGAAGATGCCGTGTCGATGATGACCTTCACGGCGCCGGGCTTCCTGCACCTGCTGTACAAGCTGCTCAACGCGCAGAACAATACCAGCGGCACCTACGTCTGCATTTTCTCCGAAGACGTGCCGACGGCTGCCACCGACAGCATCAACATCATCGTCAACCCCAAATTCTATCTCGACACGCTGAGCTTGGCGGAGCGCGTCTTCGTGCTGGGCCACGAGATCCTGCACAACGTGTTCAACGACGTCGCGCTGCTGCACCGCTGCCGGATACAGAACCATGTGCTGATGCCAGAGGGTGACAAGCTGGCGTTCGATAGCGACGTCATGCAGATCGCCATGGATGCACGCATCAACGCGCTGCTGATCGAGAGCAAGATCGGCAAGCCGCCCGAGGCCGGCGTGTACGACAAGAAGGTCAAGGGCACCGACAGCGTCTATCCGATCTATCGGCGTTATCTCCAAGAGAAGCAGCAGGGCAAGAAGCCCGGCAACCAGCCCGGCAACCAGCCCGGCGGACAAGGCGACCAGCCGCGTCCCAATCAGGGCACGGGCGAAGGTCAGGTGTTCGACGACCTGCTCAAGCCCGGGCAGGCGACCGGCCAGAAGCCGCAGGACGCGGTCAACCAGCGCAGCGAGCAGCGCTGGGCGGTCGAGCTTGAGGTGGCGCGCCAGATGGAGATGACGCGCACGCAAGGACGGATGGCCGGTTCGCTGGCGATCATGTTCCGTAACCTGCTGGAGCCGGAAGTGCACTGGCTCGACCATATCGAAACCATGGTCAAGCGGGTCACCGGCGACGGCTCGGTCGACTGGTACCAGCCCAATCCGTGGCTCGGGCACAACGAATACTTCGTGCCGGCCGATACCGGGCTGGGTTCGGGGTGGATCGTGGTGTGGGGGGACACCTCGGGCTCGGTGAACAACGACCGGGTGCAGGCGCGGTACATTTCCGAGATGGCCGGATTGATGGAGCAGGCCAATCCAAGGCGGCTGACCATCGTGTGGGCGGACGCCAAGGTGCAGAACGTCGAGGAGATCACCGACCCGGCCGAGATGCGCAACGTCAAGCCGAAGGGCGGCGGCGGCACGGACTATTCGCCGGTGCTCAAGTGGATACGCGACAATGGCAACGGCGAGCTGCCCGATTTGCTGATCGCCTTTACAGATGGGGAAGTGTCCCATGGCAAGGAGACTCCCTACCCGGTGATCTGGGCGTGCAACACCGACAAGGCGTTCCCGTGGGGACAGGTGGTCAGGATCAAACAGAAGGAGGTTGCATGAAGAAGAGCGTACTCAAATGGCTGGCTGGCGACAATAAGCCGGATGCACTGGGCTGGACTCGGTTCGATCCGGCCCGCGTGCAGGAGATGGATGCGGCATTCGAGATCGCGCGCAAGCTGGAAGAGCAACAACGAAAGGAGAAAAAAGCATGAGTGGATACGCAAACTATCGTTTCAAGGATAAGGACCCGGTGATCGACGAGTTGCGCACCATCATTCAGGACGCCGCCGAACTCAAGGGCGTGTCGTTCTGGAATATGTGCGAGGGCATTGCCTACCAGATCGGCATGTCGCCCGGCACGCTGTGGAACTGGTTCTCCGGTCCCACCTGCTACCCGCGCCATGCCGGCGTGAAGGCTGTGGCCCGTGCCTTGGGCCGCGAGCTTGCGCTGATCGGCGGCAACGTCACTGCGATCAAGCGGAGGGCGGCATGAGCATCGACAGAGAGGTACTCAGGCTATTCGAAAGCCGCGCAGAGTCCGGCGACGGTTTGTTCGCCATCGCGGTAGCACTGCATGAGCTGGTGCACGCTGCAGAGGACATGACCCGTGCAGTGAACGAGCTGGGTTTTGGCAATGTTGGCACCGGCAAAGGCGCCATCGAGGGCGGCTTCATGATGCTTTCCGATGCCATCAGTGACGCATCCAGCCGTATTGCTGATGCCATCGAGGAATTTGATATCGGCGATCTGACCGTAATCACCAAGGAAGACTGAATTACCGTCACGGCAACAAACCACGAAAGGAACACTGCGATGGGAAGAAATAGACGCGGACGGAGCCCCAGCACCACTCTCTATGATGATGCGATCTATCGGATCAATGCGCTGGAGGCCAACGTGGTGCGGGCGATGTGCCCCGTGGAGGACCTCAAGCCGGAAGATTTTCTGGAGTGGCTGCTGCCACCCGATGTCTTGGCGAAGCTGCGCGCGGCTTGGCCCCATGTGCAGAACAAGACCGGCAGCGACACCAGCAACATCACGCGCGATCTGGATTTTGCCTGCGGCAAGGTGTGCTTCTCGATTGACTACGGCGCGCTGAAGTGCCTCGTGCCGGATGACAAGCTGGTGGTCCCGCACTATGTCAATACGCGCATGGTCGAGTACGTCGAGAGCATCGGCGAGATCGCCAAGCAGTACGAGAAGCTGCGCCAGATCGTCTGGCACTTCAGCCGCAACACCATCACGCCGGGCGCGGCCAAGCACTACTGGCCGACCCTGCAGCCGCTGCTGCCCGAGGACCATCCGTTCCACAAGGTGACGGGCGACCGGTACCGCGCCCATGCGCTGCCCTACACCATTGCCGAGAACCTGCGCGAGGCCCCGGAGATCGTTGCCAAGGGGCTGCTGTGCGGCGGCATAGTTATGCCACGCAGCGCCAATTCGCCGGTGAATATACAGGTCGGCCTTGGCCAGTTCCACAGCCTGTTTCCGGATACCGTGAAATGAAGGACACTCCCCGCTACTGGAAACCCCTCGTGCGGCTCAGGCCGCACGAGATGCACCATCGCCGCGAGGTGCTGGAGGAGACTGCCAACCACTACGGCATCAGCATCGAGGCGGCGCAGGCCATACTCGATGCCGAGGCCGGCAAGTGCGAGTACTACGTCAATGACCTGTATCAGGTGGAGGTTGGGGCCTGTGGCCCCGGCAACTCCATCACGCATATCTGCATCCGGCGGCGCGACGGCGCCGCCACGCTGCGTGACTGGCGCCACTTCCAGCAGATCAAGAACGAGCTTTGCGGTCCCGAGCGGGAGGGCTTCGAGCTTTATCCCGCCGAGAGCCGCAAGGTGGACACCAGCAACAAGTTCCACATCTTCGTGCTGCCTGAGGGCGTGCGCATGGAGGGCATCGGCTGGACCACGCGCGACGTGCAGTACGAGGAGCGTAAAGACGTGCCCGGGCTGCGGCAGAGGAGCCTGTGATGCGTGCCATGGTGCTTCTCGCAATGCTGCCGCCCGCGATCTTCGCCACCAACATTGGTGTGCACTATCCACCCAAGCCGGCACCTGCCGAATACGTCAACGAGTATGTTGCCGTGGCGGTAACCACCGAGGGCGTGCGCCGCGTGCCGATGGACACGCGCACGTTCAACGCACGCTGGACGTCGGTGAACGCCATGCCGCCGATGGTGCTGGCTGCCAGCGAGCCGATGGCGGCTCCCATGCCGCAGGCTAGGCCGCAACTGCGGAAGCGCAAGCCGCACCCGCGCAATATCACGCGCAAGCCACACGACATCTGCACCCGGCATAGGCTGCGCAAAGTGTGGGTCAGTGCCAAACGATGGAGATGCAGATGACCGAGCACGTTTACGTCGTCTCACAGAACGACTTTGTGGCGGCTGTGTTTCGCAGACGTGCGCAGGCGGCAGCTTTCGTTGCACGACAGGCAGCGCACACCGAAAGTGGACGCCCCATCTACTGGACGATTGAAAAATTCGAGTTGCAGGAGGCACGATGATGACCAGCACACAGAAGATCATTCGCGAGCTTAGGCGGGAGTATCCCGGCAGCGAGATTGGCTTCACCGGCAAGGGGCACATCAAGCTCAAGCTGCCGGATGGCCGGATGTTCACCATGGCGGCCACGCCGTCGGACGGGAATTTCTTAAAACAGATAAAGCGCGGTATCAGAAAGTACGGCAGGCAGAAATGAGGGAACAAACATGAAGCCGACCAGTAAGGCACTGCTCACATGCGCACAGTGGCTCTCGTACTGCCTGTCCATCGGGTGGTTGAAAGACGACATCCCGCGTCTGGAAGAAATCTGGTGGCAGTGGCACGACGACTACGGCCGCTTACTGCGCGATCCGCGCTGAAGGGAACACCATGACCGACCAGAGCGTCCAAGGCTTCTGGAGTGTATCCGGCCCTTATCTGGCGATGCCGCGTTCAAGGCGGTGGCGCGCAGAGTTCATCCCCCATGGGCACACTCCTTTCGAGGCTGGGCTTGCGTGGGCCGCGACGGAAAAGGCTGCGCGCCAAAAGGCACTTCGTCGCGCACGCCTCAAGAACACGACGCGCACATTGCGATAGCCGCACTAACATCACAACAGAACGGAGACGGAAATGGCACAATGGATAGTCCACGGCAGGTTCGTATTCGATGGTCATGCTCTTGTCGAAGCCGAGACGGAGCAGGAGGCAATCGCCAAGTTCAATAGCGGCGACTTTGAGTTCGACGCACCTACCGCGTCCTGTTGCGACTGGGAGAAACGCGGCAAGATCGAGGGGCCACATTAACGATGAGGGACAGCCACGATGACAGAACGCGACCAAGTGTTCGATGTATGCTGGTGGGATAAGGAGGGGGGTCTCCACCGCGAGAAGACCGGTGTCAGTGCCAAGACGGCTGTGGAGACTGCCCACTCGCTGACTAGACGCCCGGCGGTGCAGCTGGGTATCATCCAGACCGTGATGATCATCGACCGGGGCGACAGCTGCGTCTTCAAGTGGCAGTACGGGCAAGGCGTGGTGTGGCCGCCGGCTAAGGAGGACGCCAATGTCCAGTAAGGCACCCACAATCCCCATGAGCAACAGATTATACAACGCCGTGCCCTGCCCATGTGGCCACGAGGACTGCCGGGACTGGGTCATCGATGAACCAGAACTGTATCTCAGCAAGCAACAGGCTCAAGCCGTGGCCAATCTCCTCAATGGAATTGAGCACGCCTATGAACGGCACATGCAACTCGCGGCTAAGTATCGCAAAAGCATCCAGCGGAAGGTGACAAGATGACAACTTACAATCAACGAGGAGAAATCATGGTTGATGCCTCTGTCACCAACGGCAAGAGCACCATCGCCGACAAGATCCACCAAGCCGTGTCCTCGTTGCTCGATACCGAGCAGCGACTGAACGGCGAGGTGAACGAGGCACGCGAGATCGCGCGTGAACAGAAACGCGAGATCGAACAGCTGCGTGCTCAACTCGATAGCGAGCAGCATGCCCGGAAGCAGCTGGAGGCGATCCTCAACGAGGTCGCCAAGCTGGTGCAAACATGAGTGACACCATTACCATTCCGAAGAGCGACTACGACGAGATCATCGCCGTGCTCAACACCATGCGTATCGTGCTGAAGAACCGTGATCAGCATCCGGAGGAAATGCTGTTGCTGGCGTCGATCAACTATGTGGTAGCCCGCGCCCGCGAGGAACGAAGTATCAACCGATTGGATGCTACGCAGGGGGGAACCCCTGATGGAGCGCTACCCATGCCCGGCATGACAACGGAAGAGCGGATCGAGGTGGTTGTGATGCGCGTGCGCAACCGGTTCCGCGACTATGAGCGCGACAACGCCAACCCGTCCAATGCGGACATGATGCGCACGATCCTGATGCTGCTCGACCTGTTCGTGGACGAGTTGAAGGTCGTGGCATCGGCTGCGGTGGCAGCGGAGCGAAGGCACCCGACATGACTATCCTTTTCATCGACGCCGAGACTTTCTATGACCAAGAGTACAGTCTCAACCACCTCGACCCTCCTTCCTATATCTTGGATGCACGGTTCGAACTCATTGGATGCGCTGTGCGTACTGAGGGCGAGGAGCGCAGCCGGTTCATCGATGGCCCGGAGTTTGCGGCGTATCTTGGGGGACTGGACCCCGCCACAACCACCACCGTCGCCTTCAACGCGATGTTTGATAATTGCATTCTTGCGTACCGGTATAACTTCGTCCCAGCCCGCATTATGTGCACGATGCGGATGGCTGTGGCCCTGCGCGGCCACGAGCTGCAGGGTCATTCCTTGGCCGCAGTCGGAGAGCGCCTTGGAGTGGGTGTCAAGGGAAATGAGATAGTCCTCGCCAAGGGCAAGCGCCGCGCCGACATGATGGCGGACCCGTATTTCTGGCGCGCCTACCGCGAGTATGCCTGCAACGACAACGACATGAACTACCGGATCTTCCGCCTGCTGGCGGAGGAGCTGCCGGTCAGCGAGTGGAAGGTCATGGACCGGGTGATGCGCTGCGCCATGGAGCCGAAGTTCATGGTCGACAAGGAGATGCTCGCCGCGCACCTCAAGGAGCTGGACGAGATACAGGTCGCCATGCTGGCCAAGGCCGGCACCGACGCGAAGAGCCTGCGCAGCACCAAGAAGTTCGAGAAGCTGCTTACCGAGCGCGGCGTGGAGATCGAGTACAAGCCGAGCTACACCGACCCGACCCGGCAGATCCCGGCCTTCGCCAAGACCGACAGCTTCATGGCGGTGTTGTCCGAGCACCCCGATCCCGAGGTGCAGGCGCTGGCGGCGGCCCGGCTGGGCGTGCGCTCGACCATCGAGCAGACGCGCGGCAAGCGCATGCTCGACATCGCCAACCTCGCGTGGCCGGGTTACCGCGACGGCAACATGCCGGTGCCGCTGAAATACGCCGCCGCGCACACCCACCGTCTCGGCGGCGACTGGAAGCTGAACATGCAGAACCTCCCCGCCGGGCGCGGGGGGATGACCTCCAAGCTGCGCCGTGCGCTGTGCGCGCCGCCCGGGCACAAGGTGGTGGTCGCGGACAAATCGCAGATCGAGTGCCGCATCGCTGCATACATCTGCGGGCAGGAGAGCCTGCTGCAGATCTTTCGCGCGCGGCAGGACCCCTATGCCGAGTTGGCAGGAAGAATTTTCCGGCGCGCGATCAACAAGAAGGTGGACGTGATCGAGCGGTTCATTGGCAAATCCGGGGTGCTCGGGCTGGGCTACGGCTGCGGCCACGACCGGTTCTACGCCATGGTGATCGCACAGGCGCGCACGCTCGGCATCGACATGGCCAAGCTGTACGAGATCTGGACCCCGGAACTGGCCTTGCTCACGGTCCGGACCTACCGCGAGATGAACCAGAGCATCGTGCAGCGCTGGCGCTGGCTCGACGGCGTCATTGCCACGACGTGGTCGCATGGCACGCCGCAGCACATGCGGTTTGGCCCGGTGCTGATCAGCAAGGGCTGCATCGAGGGACCGAACGGGCTGCGCATGCAGTACGCCGACCCCCGGTTCGACCCGGAAACGCAGAACTGGCGCTACACCTACGACCGGCGCAGCTACACCATGTACGGTGCCAAGCTTTTGGAGAACATCGTGCAGTTTCTCGCCCGGATAAACCTGATGCACGACGCGCTGCGCATCTCCGACCGGGGCTTTCCCTTCGTTTTGCAGGCCCACGACGAGCTTGTCTGGGTGGTCCCGGACGATCAGGTCGAGCAGTGCATGAACGTGGCACTGGAAGAAATGCGTAGACCCCCCTCATGGGCGTCGGGCATACCGCTTGATGCCGAGTCCAGCTTTGGGCAGAATTATGGGGGGGCCAAGGCATGAGCAAGGACAATACCGTGACGGTAACAGACAATACCAATGACATCGCGCCCGTGCGCGCGGTGAAGAACGGCGCGGCGCCAAAACCGTTCCAGTGGTCCTACTCGCGCTACAAGGCGTACGACAGCTGCCCGCGCAAGCACTACGAATGCGACCTCGCCAAGAACTTCGTCGACCAGAGTGACCAGATGCGCTGGGGCGACGAGGTGCACAAGGCGCTGGAGGCCGCCACGCTGGGCGACGCGCCGCTGCCCGACAGCATGCGCGATTACCAGTATCTGGTGGACGAGATACGCTCGGGCGAGGGCAGTCTCTACATCGAGCAGAAGTTCGCGCTCACCCGTGACTTCCGGCCGGTGGAGTTCTTCCACCCCGACGTCTGGTTCCGGGGTATCTGCGATGTGCTGCGCATTGGTGCGTCCGGGCACGTGGCGCTGGCACGCGACTACAAGACCGGCAAGATACAGCACGACTCGCGGCAACTGATGCTGATGGCGACCTGCATCTTCATGCACCATCCCAAGGTCAAGCGGATCAGGACCGAGTTCATCTGGCTGAAGGAGAAGTGTGTGACCACGGAGACCTTTCAGCGCGGCTCGATCTTCAATGAGTGGCCTCCCCTCATGCCCCTTGTAAAACAGATGGAGCGTGCCCATAAGACACAGGACTACCCGCCCAAGCCGTGTGGACTGTGCGCACGCTACTGCCCAGTCGTTTCCTGTGCTTACCACGGCAAGCGCTACCGGGCGGCATGACAAATGGAGCAATCAATGAAGACCCTGCGACCCTACATCTTCAAGTCGATGGCTGCGCTCGACGAGAAGCCTGAACTCAAGCGCGCCACGATCTACGTCACGCCGAAGGTGACCGTGAAAGTCACACGGCAGAAGCGCACGCGCGCCAATGCCAAGCAGCGGACCTATCTCGTCAGTGTGGGGAGTCCCAACTTTCTTGAGCGCAGATACCTCAAGGCCGGGAAGGTGGAGAAGTATCCGTTCTCCCACTTCGAGGCGTTCACGAATTCGTGATTTGTGGGGACTCCCCACAAAGACTAGTGTGATCGGGCCGGCGCTTTAGGCGTAGCAGCTACGTCGGTCTGTTCGTTGCGTAAAGCGTTGGCGTGCCGGGTACAGACTTTGTACCCGGCGCGCTTGGCGCGTGTTGGAGCAGCCACCAAAAACGAAAGGATGGGGACATGCACGGCAACAAGCACCGCGATCAGGCCAATCCATTCCGTGTCTACGGCACCAACGGCAAGGTTCTCGGCTGGCGCTGGCGCAACGAGCATGGCTGCGTGAGCCGCATGACGTATCACAGCGAGCAGGAGGCCCTGCACGGGCTGCTGCGCTACATGAACGGCCTGCCGCTTGCGCCGGCGCATCTGGCTCTGGCTGAAAGGCAAGTTCAAGTGAGCACCCCCGAGACCCTGCTGAAGAAGAAGGTCAAGGCGATGCTCGACGTGCTGCCGTACTGCTACCGCTTCATGCCGGTGCAGCGTGGCTTCGGCCCGGCCGGGCTGGATTTCTTCTGCTGCATCAACGGCGCGTTCGTTGCCATCGAGACCAAGGTGCCGGGGGCCAAGCTCAACCCGCGCCAGATTGTTACCGCCACGGCAATCGCGAAATCCGGCGGGCTCGTGCTGGTGATCCGCGACGAGTACGACATCGAGGTAAACACCAAGCTGCTGACCGCCAACAATATCGGCCACTCGCTGATCTACGACCGGCTTGGGACCAAGGAAATGTACGGGAGATACCTATGCCAGTGAGCTATTCGCGGCGGCACGAGTACGCCGTCATCCCGCCGCACCCGGCGCTGGAGTCGATGTTCTCCGACGCGCCGGTACTCCCCACCGGGCACCGGCTCATCCGGCACGGCATCCGCGAGACCATCATGCTGCGGCACATCGGTATCGAGTTGAAGAACCCGATGGAGCTTTACTATGACTGGTGCGGGGGCACTCCCTACCATGTGCAGGTCGCCACCTGCCGCATGATGGTGGAGAACCGCAGGTTTTTCAATCTGAACCACATGGGCACCGGCAAGACCAAGACGGCGCTCTGGTCGTGGGACTGGCTCAACAAGAAGGGCATGGTCAACAAGCTGCTGGTGGTCGCCCCACTGTCCACGCTCACCACGGTGTGGGCCGGCGAGGTGTTCGCCACGCTGCAGGGCCGCAAGGTCGTGGTGCTGCACGGCTCGCGCCAGAAGCGGCTGGACCGGCTGAAGCAGGATGCCGACATCTACGTGATCAATCACGACGGGCTGAAGGTCATCCAGAACGAGCTGCACGAGCGCGCCGACATCGATTGCCTGTGTCTGGACGAGCTTGCGGTGTACCGCAACAACTCCGACCGCTCCAAGCGCATGCGCAAGTTTCGCGCAGCGGTTCACCTATGTGTGGGGCATGACCGGCGCGCCGATGCCGACCGAACCCACCGATGTGTGGGGGCAGTGCATGATCATCGCGCCGAACCGGGTGCCGAAGTTCTTCTCACATGCCCGCGACATGTTGATGATCAACGTCGCGCCGTACACATGGCTGCCGAAGAGCAACGCCGTGGAGACTGCCTTCTCGTGGATGCAGCCGGCCTGCCGGTACTCGCTGGACGAGGTGGTGGAACTGCCACCTGTGGTCTATCGTACCGCCGAAGTTGAACTGAGCGGCGAGCAGCAGGAAACCTACAAGAAGGTCGCCACGGCGATGGCCACCATGGTGAAGGAGAAGCAGATCACGGCAGTGAACGCGGGCGTCGCGATGAACAAGCTGCTGCAGATCGCCGGGGGCTGGGTCTACACGACACGGCCCGAGTTCGTGCGGCTCGACCCGACCCCGCGCGTGGTGGCGATGGCCGATCTGATCCGGTCCTGCACCGAGAAAGTGCTGGTGTCGATCCCCTACCGCCACATGATCGAGGGGATCAGCAAAGATCCTGTCGATGAAAGGTGTGGATATCGAGCACACCTGGCGTGCACGGGGATACCCCCCGCCGCGAGGAAATCTTCAATGCGTTCCAGAACACCGACAAGTACAAGGTGCTCTTGGTGCAATCCGCAGTGCATCGCGCACGGGCTGACCCTGACTGCGGCCAGCATGATCGTGTGGTATCTTCCGACGACATCATTGGAAAATCTAACGACCAGTTTCAACGCGCGCATCACCCCGCATTGGGCAGAAGCACAAGCAGCAGGTGCTGCACCTGCAGGGTTCCCCGGTGGAACGGCGCGTCTACAAGCTGCTGCGCGACCATCAGACGATCCAGAACCAGTTTCTCAGTCTCGTGGAAGGGGCGACCGATGGCGTCGAATGACAATAAGGACGACCAGAACAGCGAGGAGGTGCGCCAATCTCAAGACCTCGCTCGGCTACGACCCGGACGATCCTACCATCACGGTGGAGTTCGTTTAACCGTGACGACCCTGCCGTCGTGGCGTTTCGCCGGCCGGTTACCGCCCACGGCAACGCCGGCAAACGAGAACGACCAGCGACAGCGACGCCGCCGAGGACCGTGCGCTGGATGAACTGCTCGTGGAGATTACTGGGTGTGGCAACGGCACGCGACCCATTCAATACCTGCGTGGATGGGGCTGCCCACATTCACATGCGATCCCACAAGTTGTGGGCTCAGGTAGTCAACGATACCGGATCTAGTGCAGAGGCCACGCAAAATCTGCAATCGAGATCGCGGCGGATGCCCTGCTCTACGTGGTGGGGCTGATTGAGGACGACGAACAATAAACGAAAACGGGCACTGCGAATGGCTGAGGGACATGGAAAAGCGCGTCGGGCAGTACGTCGCCCTGCGCGGACGAGATCGAGCGAATAGAGAAGCAAACACGAGGAGGAACTGAAACGGCCCAAAAGAACTGCTGCCACCAGCTGGGCGGCGTCATCCAGAAGTTCATGGACGACAACGGCCTGAAGAACATGCGAAACCGATGCCGGCACCGCCGTCATCACTACGCGGCTGGAGTGCGCCACTCAGCGATCCTGACGCATTCATGCGGTTCGTCATAGAGAACGAGCCAGTTCGACTTGCTGGAGCGTCGCGCCAGCCAGACTGCTGTGCGGGCCTATGTCGATGAGCACAAGGCGCTGCCTGCCGGGGTCAATCTGCACGCGCTGGAAACAGTCGGCGTGCGGCGGCCCCCCGAACCACCCAAATAATCTTAAACCATCTTTCGGCACAAACTGTAACGCTTCAAAAGAAGGAATGGATCAATGGCTAACGAGCTTTCAAATCCCGCAAAGCTTCGAACAGCGTGGGAATGGCAAAGGCATTCGAGGGAAAAGTCCCAGTCCTCGATGATAATCTCGCAGACGGCATCGCACAGGGTTTTCCCGATTGGTCGCCTACCGGGGAAAAATCATGGGCGCTGGCGCTATCGCGGCGACCGCAAGATCGTCACGCGCAAGGACGACGGCTCGCCGAGCGGTCACCTCGCGTGGTGATCCTGCAGCAAGCAAAAAACAAATCGCGCTCCTATTACAAGGCATGGGACCCGGCCACCTCGGAGGGCGAGCGGCCCATCTGCGCATCGCTCGACGGCATCGTGCCGGACGCCCGACGTGCAGGAGAAAACAATCCGATCTCTGCGCGGTGTTGCCCCGCGCAGCGGTCTGGAAAGAACGACCCGCAGACTGGCCGGCGCGGGCGCGAGTGCACCGAGTACAAAGCGGGCTCGCTGTTCTTGTCATGCCGAACCAGACCGAAACCGTTGTTCGGCAAGCCGATCCTCGACCCCGATGTTCCTGCGGGTGCCGCCGGACAGCCTGCAGTCGCTCGCCGTCATGGGCGGACACCATGCGGCACAAGGGGTTTCATTATTCGACCTACCTGACGCGGATCTCCTTCGACCCATTGAAGGCACATCCCGAGCATGGTTTTCCGCCCGGTACGCCCGCTCGACGAGAAACGAGGGCAAGGCTGTGGTCCGAAACTGATAGAAAGACCCCTCGATTGGGCCGCATCATCGGCCACCGAGGCAAACCGGCACCGGCGTCGGGGAATTGAAGACGGTTACCGCTACGGTTAAACCACGCCGCTTGCCGGAGCACCGCGCAAGGGCGGCCGCCCGACCCAGTCGTCCTTGCCATGGAAACGATGGACGACGAGGAGGAAGACGACGGCGGAAGGGCAAGAGACCGGCCTGCTGACGGCGGCCAGCCACCATCAAGGCGGGCGCAGATCCCCCGGTGGCAGGAGGCCAGCCGGTGCGCCGGCTCCATTCTGCCTCCGAAAAAAGCGTGGGCGCCCAGTGGGGATCGACAACCAAGGCCAGCCCCGGTGGGGCCGAAGTGGGTTTGCAGGCCGCGCATGCCTGCTCCCCGCGGACCCAAACGGAAACACGGTGGCATTCCGATGCCGGGGGAGGTGCACCCCGACCGATGGACCGAGCTGGATTGCCGAGATTCGCCAAGCTGAATCAGGAAAGTAAACCGGCAGGGCGAGTCGACGATGCTGGCCGATTGATTTCATCATGCCGGGTGGTGGCGTGGCCCGGGGGCCGGACGAGGCCCCCGGCTGGGTCAATCTGCACTGGAAACCGAGGGACGGCCCACGGCATGCCGGGGCCGTCCCTTCAAGCACGTCCACGATTTTCATGAGCTTCGCCGAATGGGCGGCGCGCCAAGCCCAAGATTTTCAAGGATATCATCTATTTCCTGCCTCTCGACCCAGAAGAAACACCGGCAAGGCCCAACAATAACGGGCGCTACAATGGCGCCACCGCCATTCATCCATGGCGCCTGTGGTAACAAGTCGGATCTGGATGGATCCCGCGGACTTACGGCCCCGGCAAGGGCTACGCCACCCCTGGAAGGAGGCCGCTCCGCTTGCCCGTCCACCACGCCTTCCGGCTCGCGGTAGGGGGCTACCCCCGCTTCCGCCATTGTTGGCTGACCGGGGGGGGCGGCTGCACGTCTCTACTGGATCCAGCGTCCGGCCGCTGACCCCGGGCGGAATGGGCGTCCGGTTGCCGAGGGGCTCAAGGGCCGAGGCCATCCGGTTTCGGCCTGAAAGATTCGACCACCGGGGTCATCGCCGACGGGGCGCGCATCCTGCGGGTGCCGGGGACTTTCAACAACTAAAGACCCGAAACTTCCCCGCGCCCGGTGAAGCTGGTCCACCTTGGGCGACGCGACTTCGACTTCAGCGATGTGGGACATTTGTCAGGGCTGTCCCAAGTGTGCTCCGTCTGCAACGGTTTCAGAAAAAGTTTCCGTTGCCGCCCACGGTAATCGACGCCCTTCCCCGAATCCCGTCGGGTATTCGACCAAGGGTACCGGCCGAAGGTTTTTCGGGCGGCCCTCAAACCCGGAATGAAGATGTTTCTATGCGGAAGATTGTTTACGTGAGGATCTGCCGCTCGACCCGGTGCCCGAGGTTGTTCAAGGGCTGCCCCGGCCATTTTCCCGCGAGATCCCTAGCGCACTCCACATGGAAAAATCCCCAGAGCCAAGGGACTCATGGATGCTCACCGGGACTTGCCCTTGCACGTGGCTGGGAAAACGGGCGCGAGATATTCCATGCACTTGTCAAACGCCCTATCCGACCTATTCGGTCGGACGAGAAACCGAACGCGATGTACGAACCGCAAGGTGCGGGATCGGGCAGAAAAAAATCTGGGGTGGCCGTCCTGCAGTGCCATGGAAGGCGAAGGGGCCGAGTGCGTAAAAATGTCCTTGGCACAATAAATTAAAATCGCCCCTGCACCTCGCCGACCGGGTGGCCCCGCCGCCTCCTTTCCCAGTCCCAGATGCCGGACGGCACGAGCCTGCCGGACGGGTACGTGCTCAACGAGCAGGGGATCATCTGCGAGATCGTGGGAAAAGGAGAGCAGGAGCGGCGACCACCGACACTTATTACGAGCCGCTGTTCATGTGCCGTCTGCGGGATTTCCGCGGCGCAGGCCGGCAACCCGCATGATGCTGTTCGACACTTCGCTCGACGGCACCCGCTGGGGCCGGGGTGGAGATCCCACGAGGCCACCGACCTGCTCAACGAAACTGAGCATCAACAAGGCGCTGCGCCACTACGGCGTGGAAGCCGAACACCAAGGCGACCTCGGTCCGCCAGACGGATCATACACTTCCATGACCTCATTCATGGCCCAGCTGGACGCGCTCAAGGAACGCCAGATCGCCACCGCCCTATGGCTGGCTGCGCAAAGGAGGGCGAGAAGCTGCCAATCGGCTTTCGCCTATGGCGGACGCATCCACACCAGCAACGGCGGACGAGTACCCGGCGGGGCTACTCCGACCGGCACATGGAGGAGTTTCTACAAGCCGAAGGGCGACGAACAAGGCGTGGTGGGAGCTGCCTGCACACATCGTCACCGCACAGAACCACCCCGGCGCTGGAGGTGATCACCGTGGTGGCATTCGCCGCCCCGCTGGCGTTTGCAACCGGGCAATACAACGGCTGTGGTCAACGCATGGTCGCCGGGCTCCGGTGCACACAAGAGCACGTCCATCGCCATCGGCGCCGCGGTGTACGGCAATCCCAAGCTGACCAAGGAGCGGCCGAAGAGTTCGCAGAAGGGAATTCTGCGCAAGCTCGGCCTGATCAAGAACCTGCCGGTGTACATGGGACGAGATCAACAGCGCCGTGGAAGATGGCGGAGGCAGAGGAAAATTCTCAGCGACGCCACCGAAGGCTCGGGCGGCACCAAGTTGCGCAGCGACCCGCACCATCCACGAGTACGGACGAGTGGCAGACCATGATGCTGATGGGGCGCCAACAAGTCGCTGGTCGAGACCCATCGTGAACGGGAATTCCGGCACGGACGCCAAAGCTGCAGCGGGTGTTCGAGTTCGAGGTCGAGAAGCGCGGCGACACCATGCCGTACTTCATGGTCGAACCGGCTGACCAACCAGCTCGACTACAACTACGGCCAGATGGGCATGCCCGCTACGCCAAGCTGCTCGGTGGCAAACGTGGGCGCGCATCTACCAGCAGGTGGAAGACGCATTGAAGCGTTTCGCCGCAGAAGAACCAGCATGAATTCCGAGGGAGCGGTTCCGCGCCTCGATGGCGGCGAGCATCTATGTCGGCAGCCAGCTGGCCCAACGAGCTTTGGCTGCGATTTCCACTGCGAGGAGATCTGGCAGTTTCTCAAAACCGAGTTCCTGCGCCAGCGCAAGCGCATCATCACGTCCGAGATCATCGCCGGCACCGGGTCGAACTCGATGAACTGGCTGAGCCAGTTCATCAAGTCGTTCAACGGACAATGCCGTGTGGATCCACCGACATCACCGCCGGTCGCCCGATCCCCGGGGTGTTTTCATTTGCCGGCGTGACGTCACAGCGTGCACGGCCCGTGGCCATATCCGCTACACGGTGTCCCGAAGGACAGTAAGAAATCTCGCGTGCGAAGCTGGCTGACTGGCCTGAAGTTCAAGGAAGCCGATCCGGGGAGTGTGATAGAAGGGCTCTTCCGGCATCCATAACGCCAAGATCTAGCCGCGCGACGCTGGCGGGCCGGGACCGGAGTGGCCAGGTGGTGCACGGGAGCACACCATTTCCATTCCGGTCTCTCCCGGACATCCACTGGAAAGAAGACCTGTTTACCCACAACCCCCCAAGACCAGCGGCCGGTTACCGGGACGGTAATTCCATTCAAAGCCGTGAAAAAGAAAAGCCCACATGACTTTGGGTCAGTGGCTAACAAGTTCAGAGGTAGTCCTAGAGTGCTGTAATTTCACTGTGCTTTGCAATAGCAACTCCGATCTTCAACTGCATCCCGGATCACCTTGTCATCCTCTAAGAGACCTGCCGAGAAACGGGACAGGATTGACCGAGATCAACCACAACAATTCTCCGTAACCGTAGTCCGGGTTTTTCCGGAACCTTGGACACTTTTCTTAATTCCTTTTTGGTGCAAAAGATCCCCCAGCCGGGGGGGATTCTGGTTAGTAGCACCTCACGTTGTAAAAAAAATCCAGATGTAAAATTGCTTACATAACAACAAGCATATATACCAAAGATACATCCACGTGCCTTTGAACGTATTTAACCCTTGAGGAGAGTGTATATGGTCCGCGAACACCATGCTGCAGTTTCTTCGACTACGCTCATCTGAAGCCGGAACTGCAGGGGCACAGCAAGCCGTTCTGGGTTCTGGCCCAGCTTCTCTTGCAACACGCTGCCACAGAACCCCGGAGCGCACCGTAGCGCTGCGCAAGCTGCTCGAAGCCAAGGACTGCCGCGGTCCGCCGCCAAGCTGTACGACCAGCATGCCGGCGAGGTTGGTCACGTCCGGTCAGGCTCAAGCCTTGGACGAGTCCCTCTTGAAGTAGTGCTCACGTGACCGGCCCCGTCTCCTTTGCCGGCAGGAGGGTAGACTCAAGCAGTTCGGGATCGGGCACGCCGCCAGCGGGCGAGGCCACGCCTGATTAGGCCTGCCAATCTACATTGTTGGCATCGTTCGGGATCGCGGCCCCGTCAGCCGCGCGCAGCACGCCGTCGAATGGCGGGACGACCAGTGCATACTCAGCCATCACAGCAACCTCGCGTTTGCCGCCATCTGAACCGTGAACGCATGACCCGCGGTTGGCGTCCCGTTCGGGCGTGACGGTGAAGTTCGTTTCATCTGTCGCAAACACCGTGTAGGCAACGTCGGCATTGGTGTTGAGATTGCGTACGTTGAGAACCGTGCCCGTGGCGGGGGACCAGCCGAATGCCGTTGGCGCTGCACGCATCGCCACCGGGAAGCACCATTGCAGGAATGGCCGCGATGCCGTTGCCGACCCTGCGGCAGCGATGATCCCGGAGTTTCGCCGCTGCCGCACCCGGTATGACCGCATACGGATAGGTCTTCTGCCACACGCGCTTCACCGCAAGCAACTCCGTCTCGAAATTGCGCGAGATGTAGAGTTGCCGGTCGGATGGTGGAGCCTGCGAGCCGGGCAAACACCATGACGTTGGCAAGCAGCACGCCCGCGCTGGTGGTCAGCAGATTGCTCATCGTGTTCGGTGCGCGGAAGTCCCCCGCCTGCCACGTTCCCAGTGTCGCCGTGCGGTAAGTCGTACCGCAGGCAAGTGCGATGGCGAGCAGCAGGCCGGTGGTGTTGTCCCCTTGTCCACGTCCCGGTGGTGTCGCCGGGAAACGTGACAGTCTTGTACTGCCATGAACCGGCAGTGACGGTGACCGCCTGCACGCATGAGCGGTTGGTCGCTCCGTTGCGCAGCGACCAACACCGATATCGCCGGCCCACGGTCGAGTAAATCCAGAAGCACACGGTGACCGGCCGCGCCTGCGTGCTGCCGAACATCAGCGATGCAACCCGGTTGCCCTCAAACGGATGGCTCACTCCCCCAAAATCGCCTGCCGCAACTGTTGCTCCCGTAGTGGACCGACCATGACAGGCTGTTCTTGAAATTGTAGCCGCCGAAATGCCCCGGCGAACTGCTGCACGTTGATCGCCCACGATTGCCGACGCGGGGAGATAGCAGTGCCAGACATCGCACAGCGCGATGCCTCCCGACGTGATTGCCTTGAGGGCACCACCAAACTCCTGCGCCACTTCGAAGCTGCCGTTGATCTGCATGCCGCTGTAGGCGAGCACACCAAGCGGTGCGGCAAAGATGTTGCCGCGCGCCTGATCCTCCTGCGCGACGGTGAGTGACTGTGTGGTGTCGTAGCGCACTGCTGTTGCCAGCACCGGCCCGGTGGGTCCGGTCGCACCAACAGTGCCAGCTGTGCCCTGTGGCCCGGTGGGTCCGGTTACCGTGGAGGCCACACCCTGCGTGCCCTGCGATCCGGTGGGTCCGGTCGCCCCAGCTGTACCAGCGGTACCCTGCGTGCCCTGCGACCCGGTGGGTCCAGTCGCGCCAAC